TTGAGCATCTTTTTATTTAGCGATATTTGCTTTGCTTTTCCACTTTTTAAGAGAGAAAGAAAAGATTTTGTGGAAAATTTCTTCTTCTGCTATTAGTAGAAGTTATTTTATAATCTTGTTAATAGTCTTGTTTTATATAATGTAAAGAGGTGTACAAAAAATGGATATAGGTGTACAGATTGTGGAAATAGGTGTACGAAATGTGGACGGTTAGGTGTACAAGAAGTGGAAATTGGTGTACACTTGCTATTGATTTGTACACCTATCTGTGATATACTCTTATACGAGAGGAGGCGTGATAAGATTGTCTGATATTAAAGGCGGGAACTTGGTTGAAAAAAGTAGACAACTTGTTTGGGCAAAGTTCACTGACTACACAGCAGGAGAACTACGGTTACTTGAAGTGTATCTTAGCCGCATCAATCCGAGAGACCCTGAAACTTCAACGGTTCAGTTTACGTTACAAGAGTATTGCGAGTTTTTGGGGTTGAAAATCAACTCTAGGAATTTGAAAGCACAGGTTAAGCATTTCATCGACAACTCTGTTGAAGTTCCTAGAGGTGACGGTTCAGGCTCGTTTGACTTGTATCCCTTGTTCAGTAGAGCAACTGTAAACTTTGAACCTAGTTTGATGAATATTACTGTATCGTTATGTTGTAACCCGCTTCTGCAACCTGTTTTCTTCGACATTGCAGAGCGTGGATATGTCAAGTATCGCTTGCGCTACACAGCGAATATGAAATCGCAGTATAGCATTTTGCTGTATTCAATTCTCCGAGAGTTCATCGGACGTGGCGTGAGCCAGCCCGAAATTACGTTGGATAGATTAAGGGAACAGCTTGGTGCAAGAGAACCTAGCTATCAAGAGTTCAAGCATCTTAGGAGGCGTGTCATTGACATTGCGGTAGCTGAAATAAACGAAGTATCAGACCTGTGCGTTGAATATGACAAGGTCATGAGAGGTCGCAATGCGGTTGCTGTGAAGTTCAATGTAGCTTTCAAGTCTAATGAGCCGGTCATAGACGTGGAAGCTAACGAGGTTGAAAGCGTAGAGCTAAAAGATGTTCCAAAGAGCCAACGACCTGCCAGAAAGCCCCGCAGTGCGCATACGAGGATGTGGATTGGGCATCTATTGTGCCGGAGATGTCTAAAAGCCAGTGTATCTTGACCGCAAAGCTGGTGGCAAAGAGATTGCCGGAGAAGTATCCGAACATCAAGCCTAACAAGAAAAAAGAAGCTGTCGTGAACATCATTGAGAATGCATACAGGATTCTTGTCAGTGAGCGACTTGATAGGATTGAAAAAGACCCCGGCGCTTATATGTACTCAATTTTGAAAGAAGCAGACCTTGATGATTATGCTACGTTTGACGAAAGCTTCTTGAAGTAGTCAGACGTAGCACATACGGCAGAATGAGCAGACGATGCAGAAAGGAGAAAGATGAAGAGAGAAGATTTGTATATTGGCAAAAAATATATAATATGCCAAATAATGCTTCCGCAGTTCAATTATAAAAAACCAAGACGTTCAAAAATAAAAAAGATTGGGCGAAAATATGCAACATTCAATGATTATGGAGAGCGCAGATTTGAAATCGAAACTGGAAAAATTGATTGCGGGGATTATTCGTCTACCGAAAAAATCGTTTTGAATGTTTCAGACTATTACGATGAAGTTGACAAAGAAAAACTTCGTTTTGCGATTTTAGACAAAGTAAAAATGAAAAGTGATAGTGTTTCTTTGAACGATTTCAAAAAAGCAGCCAGAGCATTAAAATGCGAAGTAGAGTTGTGTCAAAGAGAAGAAGACTGAAAAGAGTGATAAAATGGCAAAAATCATAGCTATCGCCAACCAGAAAGGCGGCACAGGAAAGACCACCACAAGCACCTGTCTGGCTGGCGCATTGCAGTTGCTTGGCAAGAAGGTCTTGCTGGTGGACTGCGATGCCCAGTGCAACGCAACGGACACCTACGGCGCACAGACAGAGGACGTATGCACCCTGTTTGACGTGATGACACGGCAGGGTACGGTCGAGGAAGGAATCCAGCACTGTGAAGCTGGTGACATTCTGCCGTCTGATAGTGCATTGAAGGACATTGACGAGCAGCTTGTCCGGGACATGGGCAAGAACTTTCGGCTGCGAGAAGCCCTTGAAAGCGTATCTGGGCAGTATGATTACATTGTGCTGGACACTCCCCCGCAGCTTGGTCTTGCGCTCGTGAACGCACTGATCGCCGCCAACAGCATTATCGTGCCCATCACGGCAGACCGATACGCACTGGCTGGTTTGAGCCAGCTTTCGCAGACCATCGGAGATGTTCGCAGATACTTCAATCCGACTTTGAAGATTGAAGGTCTGCTTCTGAACCAGTACAAGAGCCGTGAGAACCTGTCCAAAGAGGTTGTGGAGCAGCTCCCTGTGATTGCACAGAGCATGGGCACAACGCTGTTAGATGTAAAGATTAGACCGTCTATGGGCGTTCGTAAAGCGCAGGCAGAGCGGCACAGCCTGTTTAGCGGTGACACGGCAAAGAGTACCAGCGCAGAGGATTTCAAAGCATTGGCGCAGAAAATTGTAGAGGGGGGATACAAAATGACTAAAAAGAAAACTGAGAATGTTGTACGTCCAATTGCACATTGGGAACGAGCAAATTATAGTTATACCGACTTAGATAATGGCGGTATGCAGGTAAATGCAGTTGGCATTGGTTGTTCAAACTGCATGGCGGTATTTAGAAAAAGCTCCATGTGGGCAGTCAATTTTTGCCCCAACTGTGGTGCACGAATGGAGGCCGTAGAGGAATGAAATCAACCAGCAAAAAATCCACAGGCTTGCTTGGCGGGTTTGATTTCCAGCCTATTTTTTTGGAACAGACATTAAGCCGAAGTGAGCCAAAGGAAGAAGAAGTAAGCCAAGCAAAGCCGAACGAAGCCGAACAAGCACCGATTAAGCCCAGTGAAGCCACAGGCAGCCATACACAGCCTAATGAAGCACAGTTAAGCGGTATTAAGCCGAAGCAAGCCAAAGACAGCGAAACACAGCCAAACAATGCCGTAGTAAGCGAAAGCAAGCCGAAGAAACTGAAACAGGCAAAAGAAGTTCAACGTCTTATCGAACAAGGCGATGTGCCCGGCGCACTTGCTGAAGCTGGCTTGACAAAGAAAAAAATCCCGATGCCGGAATCGCATCAAGGCATTGCAAGTGGCGATGGCAAGCGTTCCAAGCGCATTACCATCCTTATGAGCGAGGAAGAACGCAAGTACATCAACCGTGAAGCCAGACGGCACGGAATGACGATTGGACAGTTCGTGTACGCTCTGGCAGTTGCGGCGGCAGAGGGAAAGATTGAATTGGAAGATTTCTTGGAAGATTGAGGTATGTCGTGAAACACGATATACCTGCAAACTGTATCTTCTGGTATTAGATATTGACTTTTAAGCACACAAATAGTATACTTAATGTGCGCTCAAAAGTGGAGGTGAACGCATGAGTGCAAAAATAGGAAGACCAAAGCTGGAAAACCCGAACAGCGTTCGCACAAGCGTCCGTCTGGACGTAAACACGGACAAACAGCTTTCGGATTATTGCGAAAAAAACGGCATTTCTAAGGGAGAAGCCGTTCGTGAAGCTGTCCAGCAATGGCTTGAACATCAAAAATAAAAAATCCCCTAAACTGTTCGTAACTTGGCGGTCACCGGCAGTTTAAGGGATTACACTCCATGCGATTATGGGTGATAAATCCATTATATCATCTTCATAGTTGCATTACAAGAAAGATTTTTGTGGTAAAGCCAATGAACATTCCAGCAACGAAAGAAGAGATTCTCGAAAATTTCAAGCAAAACAGCAATGGCCGTCCGCTCAACAAGGATGATTATGAGATTGCAGAAGCATTATCTCGAATCACTTACAAGGCGTATGAGGTCGGAATGGAAGATGCTAAACAGTTGTATATGGAGGATATGATGGATAACAAGAGATGTAACGCACTTCACGTTTTTAAGAACAAGACCTTTGGTCAGCTCCGCACGATTGAAGAAAATGGTAAAATTCTTTTCTGTGCTTCTGACGTGGCAAAGGCACTTGGCTATACCAATGCGCCAGATGCAGTAAAACGCCATTGTCGGTATACTGTAAAGCACAGTACACCTCACCCGCAAGCAAAAGATAAGATGATTGAGGTAACTTTTATCCCAGAGGGAGATGTTTACCGTCTTATCACCCACAGCAAGTTGCCCGGCGCAGAGAAGTTTGAGAGTTGGGTTTTCGATGACGTTCTTCCGTCTCTCCGAAAGGATGGCTATTACAGCCTTGCCCTGCAGGAGAATAAGCCCGACACACAGGACGATGCAATTCTGCAAGTGCTGATGAAAAACACGGAAGTCCTGCAAGCTATCGTTCAGCAGAACCAGCAGATTATGATTGCACTTACCAACCTGTCTGTCAACGATGCAAAGCGCACGATGGAAATTCAGCCTTACACTTCCCATCAGGGCAGAAGGGCGACGGCAAACGTAGTAAGCGAATCACAATCCTTATGAGCGACAGCGAGCGGACGTTCGTTACGAGAGAAGCACGCAAGCACGGATTCACGGCAGGGGAGTACATCTATAACCTGTCCGTTGCAGCATCAAAAGACCAAATTGACTTAGGTTGATAAGATTGGAGGATTGACGCATAATGAAATCGAAAGAATTTTACGAAGAAAGCATTAGCCATTTACAGAAAATAGTCAAACATGGAGTTTACGTTTTTTTATTCGATGTCTTTGCTGTAGCAGTTCAGATTCCTTTTATCTTTGCTGGTAAATGGGTCGCAGCGCACTTGATTTTGTCCATCGCCGTATCTTTTGTAGCGGGATTTAGCTTTAACACGCTTCTAGATAGCAAAAGACAACTTGATATGTACAAAGCAGATATGGAGTTGTACTACACAGATATGCCGAGGAATTAATATGACGAAACAAGAGCGAGTTGCAAGAATTGCAAAATACTACACAACTTTCCATTTGTTTGGCGATTGGTATCTTGTTAGGCGCTATCCTAAACACTTCCACAGTTGGAAAAGATTCGTTCCGTTGTATATACTAATGCACATCAAAGAAGAATAATCTATGCGAAAGGAGAAAAATGCGCACATATAAGCCACACAAGCACAGAAGCAAAGAGGAACAAGCTAAAATCAACGCAGAGGTAGCAAAACGTAAAGCAAAACTGGCTGAAAAGTACAACACTGACACTCAATATTACAAAGGCATTCCTGTTGAGCTGATTGTAAGAGAGGACTACGGTTGCTACAAAGCAAAGCGTTTCAAAATCAATGGAAGCAATCAAAACGTGTGGATTCCAAACTGTTATCTTGAAGATGATGGAACAATCAAGGCGAATGTGAACATTGATTTTGTATTTCGTAAGTCTGTAAACCAGTTAAACAAAGCTGGAATCACGCAAGCGATTATTGGCATCAAACGTAAAATGCCGGAAGCAGATGCGCCAAAATCTCAAAAGCACAATGCAAAAAATCGGAGATAAGATTTAGGAGAGATACATTATGAAAAAGTTCGTTGTTCTTTTTGAAGGTTGGAATGATAAGCACGACCATGATTATATGCGCTATGTTGTTGATGCAAATGATGGCTTTGAAAGTATTTTGAGTGTTGAAGAACGGGCAAAAAAGATGGCTCGAAACGAGTATCCTCATTTAACAAAATTTGAAACGCTGTATATCAAGGAATTGATTAAAAGATAAACGCCAAGTTGTATGGAGGGTTGGCCTATGATTGCTTATAGACCTTATCGTGGTTCTTTGAAAAACGCTCTAAAGGAAACAAGAGTGTTTGCCAATGAATACGAAATGAAGCAGAGAATTGCAAATGAATGGAACCTAACTTGTGGGAGAAAAGAATTGAACCCAGAAAATATCGTAATTTCAAAAGACGAATATTCTGATTACAAGAGTGGGTGGCAGAGGGTTCACGATGTTTGCGTCACGAAGATTGGAAACAGGAACCTCGTGGATGAGTTAGGGGCGGTTCAATGTATTGGATATTGTTCGTATGACATTTCAAACGCCCCTAAAATTGGACAATGGATAAACGTAAAAAACGAGATGCCGGATGAATATAACCCGTATGTTATCGGATTTAGCCAAGACGAGTTTGACGTTGAGATTGTCGGATATGAACAGGATTTTGGTGAGTGGCGGGATAAAAACGGAAAACCGCACAATATTACATATTGGATGCCGTTACCTGAACCGCCTGTAAAATATTGAGATGGCAAAGGAGCGATATATGGAAAATTTCTATTGGGTTGAAATCCAGTACGATGATGACGAAAAATGCAGACATTTCCAAACTCCGTTCGTCTTGTTTGCAAACAGCAAGGAAGAAGCGAAAGCGAAAATCGAACGAGAAGTTCCCGGCAAGTTTTTCGTTGTTAGTATTGTGGAACTTGACAAGAGTCTTGTATTCCATCCGCACGACTTATTTAATCTAAAATCAAAATGTTTGCTTTGGGAATAACAATAAACCCCTGTGTGGCTACAACGACCGCACAGGGGTTTTGTTTTACTTATCAGCGATGCAATCCCAGTAGAGATATGCCTTGCCATCTGCGGCATCTGCGTCCTCAAGGAACGCCTTTGCCATGTCAGCGTAGAAGCCCGGAGTGTCAACGGACTGACGCTTTGCGACCTGACAATAATCCGAGTACATCATGTTCATGACAGCCCAGAAATCGTTCGGTTCACAGGTGATATTGCGCTGTTTGGCAACGTCCTGTGTCTGTTCCAGCGTCCAGTGACAGCCTTTCGTACCGTCAGCATTTACCATGCTGTCGCACCATTCCTCTGCTTCATCGTGGGTGAGGTGCTGGCGCGGCATCCTGATGGAGCGGCTGTCAGCACCGCCACGTTCGTACTGCCCAGACCGCTTGTCCCAGTCACCGTTCTGCGAGAAGCCGATTTGCGGCATTCTGCGCCCATTCTCTACGTCAGGGTAGCGGGGATAGGGTAAGGGTCGATGTAGCGGTTCTCCTCCTGCGGATAGTAGGGATAGCGGTCGTTGCCGCCTTCCAGCTTGCGCAGACGGCGTTCCATCTCACGTTCCCTGCGGTCACGCTCTTCCTCAAGGCGGTCACGTTCCGGCTCACGGTTTTTGTCGTGGTCACGGAGCATCATCATGCGGCGAAAATTAGTCTTGCCCATAATCTACACCTCCTCAAGAAATGGACGCGGGCGCACCGGCGTGGGAACGGCAGAAGCAGCCAAGATACTTGAACGTACCGGTGCCGGTCGCAGACGTTGCAACGCGGGTAGCATAGCGGGTGCGGGTGTGGATGCTCTCGGCAGTCGCCTGAGCGCAGTTGCAGTCGGTCAGAGGGTATGCGGTCGTGCCTGCACCTATGGTAATGACCACAGGGGCGTTGATGGTGGTCGTGTCCGGCAAGCTCTGGGCAACCACGATGCAATACTTCTCTCCGTTCTGGTATGCGCCGGCAGGGATGTTGATGGTCAGAGTATCGTCGGCAAACGTGACCGCCTGACTGATGACCAAGTGCGGGCACAGACGGCAGCTTGTTTTGCAAGCCATAGTATTTTCCTCCTAAAAAATCAGGGGCAGAGGTGTCTTACCCCTGCCCCGATGGTTCACCCGGTGTTATCGGGGAGTGTGTTGGTTAGCAGCAACCGCAGCAGTTCACGCCCACGTTGGGGTTTGCCACCTGATAAGCGGGAATCGGACGAGGATTGACCCGGTTCAGAATGGTGTCGGTCTGGGCGTTCATCGCAGTGGTCAGAAGCGCATTCTGACGATCCTGAGAAGCCGCGAACTTCAGGCTCTGGTTCTCAGCGGTCAGAGTGGCAATCTTATCCTGCGTGAAGTAGTCCATCATGCTGCGGAAGTTGGCGTTGCAGTTGTCCACGATGGCGCGGGCGTTGTCTGCGATAGCCTGACGGGTAGCGCAGTCCTCCGTTGCGATGGTGTACTTCAGGTCGCCGATCAGCTGCTTGTTCTCGCAGCAGCAAGATGCCAGCTGCGTGGCAAGTGCGGTCTGACCCGCCTGCCGTGCGTTGCCTTCCTGCATGATGGCAAGGCTGATGGCGTTGTCGCCGTTGGACACGCTGCGTTCCAAGCCGTTCACCAGCTGTGCGTTCTGGTAGCCAAGCTGACAGATGGCGCTGTTCACGCCAGCAAAGCCGTTCGCGATGTTGGTGTTGACGCCGTTCATCTGTGCCAGCTGGTCATAGCCCAGAGAGCAGATGCCGCTCTGGATTCCCGCCAGAGAGCGGGAGGTATCCTGCTGATAAAAAGCCCTCAGACAGAGCCGCGCGGGTGTCTGCACCGCCCTGACCAGTTGCGCCAGTGCCGACCAGATAGGGGATGTAGCTATTCATGCCGTTGTCGCCGCCGTTGCGCCCGTTGCCGTAGTTGCCCCAGCCAAAGATGATGGCAAGGATAATAACAGCCCACAGACCTTCGTTGCCGAAGAATCCGCCGTTGTTATTGCCGCCGTCCTGCCCAGCCAGATAGCCAGTTGCAAAATCGTCCATAACAAAACTCCTTTCAGTTTTGCGTTATGCTATCCCACCGCCGTATGCGATGGGCGAAGCCAAACAAAAGCGGTTTTTGTCAAGTCCGCAAAACTGAGAAGCGTTTCGCTTAGAGGGATGCTTATTTGGGGATTATTAAGTCAGCTTGGAAGATTGTCTTTTTTATCTTTCGGGTCGTCCCACGTTTTGCTGACAGCGCCGAAAATCAATCCGAGCATTAAAGGAACCCATATTTTGTCATCGCCACACAGATTGTTGATGTCAAAATCTTTTTCGGAATGGCTGTTTTCAAAATCATCCATTGTAAAGCCTCCTCACTTCGGAAGCGTCAAATTCAGGACGCTTGCCAACTGGTTCAGGTCGATGCCACGCTCTTTGGCTAAGTTCTGCGCCATCGTTCGGAGCTGTGCTTCGTTTTTGCCCTGAATCAGGTTCAGCCCCTGCATGATGGGTGCGCTCTGCCCACCCAGCTGCTGGATAAGTCCCATCGGGTTTTGTCCGGCACGAGCCAGATTTGCCAGCTGCATGATAGGGCTGTGAGTAATCATATCAAACGGAGAGGACATTGCTTATTCTCCTTTCTTCGCGGTGGCAGCGGGCTTAGAAAAGCTCTTCTGCCACTTTTCTAGTTCATCCAGACGGTGGACGAGGGTGTTGTACTGCTCAATAGGCACATACTGCTGTGTCGGTGCAGCAGTCTGTTGTGCCTGTTGCGCCTGTATCTGCTGCCACGCTTCCGGGCTGTAAAACTCTAACACGTCAGATTCGCAAGTGTTCGGATTCAGACGTTTGCAGTAGATCACGCCACTGCGCAAATCCGGGCAATACGTCCATCTTCCGTACAGATCAGATGGAATCGCCAGGAACTCCTCTCTGCTGGAAACAGGTCTGCCGAGTAGACAACCGCCGTCCTGTGCCGACTGCTGAACAGGCTGTTGCCCATTCATCGGCTGCGGACGCTGCGGTTGCGCCTGCTGCATCTGCGTGTTCGGCAGGGGAGTGGCGAGCCCAACTGTACCCATACCGCCGTAAGGATTGACGGGTTGCTGCGGAACGTAGGGTGCTCCGGGTGTCGGATAATAGCTCATAAAGCGTCCCTCCTTGTGCTCCCAGTGTACTGCATCAGCAAAAAGTGAAGGACAACGAACGCACAACGAAGGACAAAAAAGAAAAGCGCCCACACGGAAAAATCCGCATGAACGCTTAACTGTTAAGGGCTTCACATTGGAAGCAAGAATAAAATATCACGTTTTGACTTGCAAGACAAGAGTTTCGACAAAACCAGTGTGAATAAAACAAAAATCAAGAGTGGAACCGCCCACAGGCAATGCCGCTCTCTACAAAGGCCGCAGCCTTTCAAGTCTAAAGGCGTCTCCCGCATGGTACGCACTGTAAGTAGGCGGGCAGGAGACTGGTCGGTGCCTATCTGGCAACCGCTTTTTTCATTCCCAGATAAAGCACTGGGCTAGCTGGCAAATATCCACCCTAATGCGCTTCTTCGAGAGGCCGGGTGGATTTGTTGAGATTATTATACCACAATCCGTGCAAAAAGAAAAGCGGCAGACCCGAAAGCCTGCCGCTTTTGAATTGCCTGAGCAGGAGCTCAAAGCTAATCCTATAACCATAATTAGTATATCACATATCCAGCATTTTTTCAATGCCTTTCAGCCGGTAGCCTATCGCCGTCCGACTGTAATGTGTCTGTGCTGCAATGTCTGGCAGCGGAAGCCGCTCAACGTACCGCAGTAAGGCTATCTTACGGTCTACCCTCCCAAGCGGTGCGCTTTTGATCGCGGCGGTCATCCGCTGTCTGTCAAGTCCTCGCAGCGCAGCGGGCAGCACTACGCGAGCCGCCGCCACAGGCAGCACCGAGCCAGAAGGGCTGCGGGAGCTGTCCGGCGTTGCGCACCATAGTGCCAAGCACGGCAAACTGGTGACGAGTTCGACTTTTGAGGCTGAAAAAGTTAAACTCATTTACAAAAACAGCCTGTTTCAGCCATTGTTGTGCGTATGTAGTGCTTGCCATAATAACCTCCTTACTCCTTTTCCAGCGCCGCCTTCATGCGGTCAAAGAAAAACTGAATCACCGCGCCGATAGTCTCATCGGTGATGGCCCAGCTGATGAGCCTGCCGTATTTGCTGGCGCTCAGAGCGGCCCGGAGCATCTTGACGACCCACGCTTTGCGCTCTGCGCCGCGCTTTGTCCCCTGTATCTCGTGCTCGGCCCGCTCGATGAGGTCAAGCACCAGAGGCTTCACGGCTGCGCCGTAGCCTAGCCGGATGCAGCCCAGAGCGTAAAAGATCACGCCCCCCAGCATCAGCACAGCCGCCACCGGGGCGGGGATAAGGTCAAAAAGCTTAGTTGCCAGTGCTACCATGATTGGTCACTCCTTTTAACAGATAGTTGTCGATGTCGGTGCGGCTCTTCTGCATCCCCTCGCGATTGTTGCCGGACAGTTGCGCGTCCAAAAGGTTGCGCACCCCGTTGAGGGTCAGACGGCTCACCTCGTCGATTTCGTCAAAGCGGCGCAGGTCACGGGCAAGGGCTTGCGTGTGCTGAAGCTGGCCCTGCTCTAAGGTGCCGATGCGCTTGTCCATCTCATCCAGCCGCTTGTTCTGCACGTTGTCCGGCTCCTGCGCCTTTTTGATGTACTTATGGATGATTTCCAGCACCTTGTCGATGGTGATGGCCGCAGCGCACAGGCTGCCCAGGATGCCCAGCACCCACAGCAAAGCTTCTTTTTCGGTCATTTGCCCTCCCGGAGACGGGTCAGGCCCTTCTTGCGGATGATTTTCGGGTAGTTGAGGGTAGTGACGTTGAGGTCCACGTTGCCCGCGATGCCCGGCACGCTGCCCTTGCTGGTGTGCTGGTGAGCGTTGTACTTAAAGGTAACAGCAGGCGGATCGCCCGTGTAGTCGGCAAGCCAGACGTCCCACCGAGAGGACAGCCTCGCCATGTCCAGCTCGTACTTGTAACCGGTGTAGGTGTAGAGCTGGGCGTAAAAGCCCATCTTCTCCACCTGTTCCAACGCGTAGGCGGTGAGGTTGGTGAGGTCGAGGGTGCTCATGGGCTTGAGCTTGTTCTCCTCCACGTCCACGCAAACGGGGAGAGAAAACTCCTTGCCGTATACTGCCTGCCGCAGCAGGGCAAGTTCTGCATCGGCCATCGCCTCGCTGGTGGCGTAGGTGTAGTAGTAGACGCCAACGTCCAGACCCGCAGCCCGGGCGTTGCGGTAGTTGGTCTCAAAGGTCGGGTCGATATACAGGCCGTCCGACCGCTTGGAGAGCTTGTAGTTGGTGGACACCGTCTTGAGCATCGCTCCCTTGTAGCCCGCCGCTGCCACCTGCGCCCAGTCGATGGTGCCCTGATACCGGCTCACGTCAATGTACCGGTAAGGCGGTTCCCCTGCCCACCCGGTCACGGTGTCCACAGTGGGCACGTCCGGTGCAGGAGCAGGCTCTTCCTTGTCGGCGCTGTCACCGGCAGCGTGGGAGAGCGCAGAAAAGATATCCCGCAGGAAATTAAGCATTTCTTTCCACCTCATAAAATCCCTCCTCCGTCAGCTTTGCCAGCACGGCATCCTTGTACCGGTCAGGTACGTTGTCGATGGTAAAAGCGCCGTCAAAACGGTGCAGCTTGACTTGGGTCACATAGAACAAAACCATAACATCCTCCTTATTGTGCGGCCAGCAGGTCGAGCATAGCCGCTTCCAGAGCGGCAAGGCGCTCTTCTGCGGTGGGCAGCTGTGCCTTTTCCTCTGCTTCCTTGCGGGCCTTTTCCTGTTCAGTCAGCTCTTCGGCGGTGTACAGCACATACCGCTGCACCTCCACCTCTTCGTCATAGGCTCCCTTTGCGGCCACGCCAGGCACGTCCACCACCTTCCAGCGGTCCCTTCCGCCGTTGGGGTAGGTCTTGTACTCGTAGTGGCTGACCTCTTCCACGCCCGTCACAGCATCGTGGTGGACAGTCTGGGTCTCCTGCTTGAGGTAGCCTTTTGTCAGGTCGGGGGCTTCGATGGGGTTGTCGTTGCTGTCAATAATTTTCATGTGTGCTCCTTTCGGTTATGCCACTCTGCGCCAGATGTACATACAGTATGCCGGGGGTTGGACGGTGGTTGAGTTGCCGTAGATAGAGTTGGAGTTGGCGGCACTAAAGCGAAGGTCGTGTATTAACGCGCCGCCTAGTCCCGTTGCTGGATATTTATAATTGGCTCCATCCATAAAGTAAAACGCTCCTTCTGAGTCGGCATTAAAAATGCCATACTGACTGGTCACTTTAGCCGTAATGTTCGGCAGTCCAGCCTCTAAGGTTGTACCAGCCGGATGTAAACTGCTTGCGCCCCAGATAGTGCAATCCTCAATCCGCTCCCATGTGCCGCCGTAAAGCTCGGCCGGGCTGGTAGGGTTTTCGCTGATGTACAGACTGCCCACGGGGTGGTCTCGCTCGACTACCGCCGCAAGGACTTGTTGATAGATAGCATAGGCATCAGGGCCAATGCCATTTTTGAGTTCTCCTAGTGCCATTGTTTCTCCTTTCGGTTATGCCACTCTGCGCCAGATGTACACGGAGTAGTAGGGAGGAATGCTAGAGCTAGATGCAGTGTTTCCTGTAACGGAGTATGTTTCTCCACCGGGCTTCTCACCGTATGTCGAGGAAAATCCATCATTGGAGAGTGTATACTGTCCGTCATTAACTTTTTTGTTATTATCGTTCCATGATTGTGTTTTGTAGTTATATGTGGCAATGGCGGATGTCGATATCCGACCAAAGCACCAAGCCGCCACATAAACTCTAATTTGTACTCATGTTCATGCGCCGTGCTACCTCCCGTACTCCCTGCCTGGTAGGTATCACTTGCACCCATGATAAATCTGTTCTCAATTCGTTCCCATGTGCCGCCGCCAAAAGTCACAGCCGGGTTTTCCGGGCTGATGGTCTGATAGATACTACCCACAGGATGTGCCGCAAGCAGGAAGTTGGAATAAATGGAGCCGTCACCATAGAACTGGCCACCATACTTGATGGGATACCACCGGGCGGAGATTTCCGCAGTTGGAATGTTGTGTGCACGGATACGGATAGCTCCGGTTCGAGTTTCGGGGTTTACAAGCATAGCTTTACCGGCTACGTCTGCGCTTGCAGGGTCGATGCTGACAGATACCACAGTCGTGGACGTAACATCTGCTGTGATATCAATGTAATGCGGGTACTCTGCAACTTCTGTGTCCGTCTGCCACCCTGTAATCGGAATGAAAAGATCATGTGGAACGACGGAGTCAGCTTTACCTGCCAGAGCGTCACCGGTAGCCTTTGCGTCGGCAGGGGCATTTTCGATGCTCAGGGTTTTGTCGGTGCTTGCCTTAGCCCCGGCCTCTTCCGAGTATTTCTTTGCATTGGCTTCACTGGTTGCAGCGGCAGATGCACTGGATGCAGATGCCTTAGCGGATGCAGCGGATTCGCCAGCTTTTGTGGTTGCAATTCCGGCCTGTTCAGTGGCAGTAGCAGCAGAAGTAGAAGCCCCGTCCGCTTCCCGCTTTGCATTGGCTGCGCTTGTCTCCGCGCTCTTTCGGGCCGCTTCGACTGCTTTAATCCAATCCTCTTCTGTGCCAACATATCCATACTTTACAGCAATGGCATAGGCGCTATAAGGGCCGATTTCAATTGTTTTACTCATTCAAACGTCACCTCCAAAATTCCAGAGCCGTTGTCTTGCATATTTATTTCGGTCAAGCTATCGCTTTTAATCATATAAAGAATGCCGTTCTCCTGTTCAAAGTCCATCCAACCGCCCTTGTTTGCGCTTTGCTCTGCAAGACGAGCACTCTCAGCGGAATTTTCAGCTTGCTTTTGTGATTCCTGTGCGGATGTTTTGGCGTTTACTTCGGACAGTTTTGCATTCAGCTCTGCTTTTTCAGCGGCAATCCTCGCAATGTCAGCGCCTGCAACATCTGAAAGGGTGTTCAGCGTTTCAGCATTCATAGGAGTGCCTTCAACGATAGGCTCGTCATTGCGAACCAGTGTGATAACTTCCGATGTGCCGTCAGACTTTTTCATTGTCCATCGGTTCGGGTACTTTGCTTCTCGGTCAACAAAGTGCATAGTAAGGTTCACCTCCACAGACCGGCTCTGAGCAGTAGATTAGATGGTTATTGGCTATCGTTTCGATATCAAGTAGAATTTCTTCGACCTGATTGATAATCGTATAGTGCAGATGATTGAGGGAAGCGGGGGTTTCGGGGGTATCATTCTTGCCGCTGCACAAAGAACGAATAGCTCTGATATTGGAAAGCCAACGAGAAGCATCCGAGACAGTCAGGTATCCGTTTACATCCCAATCGGTTTTCACCGAAACAGATGCGTTCAAGATGGACGCAATCTCTTGGATTCCACCTTCAATGCGGTTGTAGTCCATGTAGCTCAGAGCGCCCTTCATGCCAGCTGCCCATTCCGCCTGCTCTTTCTCTGTCCACGTTCCTGCCTTTGCTTTCAATGCAAGCGCTTTGACTTGCGCAACATCATCATCGGTTCTGTCTGTGATCCACCGGGTCAACGAACATCAGCTCCTTCCAAGAGATACCCTTCGACCGTCCCGTGAAAACAGCCGGAGTACTGATAAGAAAAGCTCGTAGTCAACAGTACAGAGGAATAGCCAAACTGGTGATGAACAAGAACATAGTCCAAAGCGTCAAAATGCGGGCTTGCACGATATTTCAATGTGACCTTGCGGCGGTTAGAAAGCACCTTGTATGCTTCTGTCAAAATATTCCTGCTCTGGCTGAGAACGCTTTGAGACAACATTTCATTGCTAACAGTCTGCGTTGCTCCGCTCCCTGTTGGGTTTTCCGGGTAAGAATACGTTTTGCTTGTAGTGCTCGAACCATCGGAAGATTTTACGTCAATCGAGCAAGTCACATTTTTCAGCGGAGAAGAGAATGCAATCTCAGGCCAGTTGAAGTTGTTAACAATGTCGATCTCACCGGCAAGGTTTGCTTTTGCAGTAGAGATGTCAGGAATGCGTCCAATTACAATCACGCCTTCTCGGGTCTGATATATTGCCATACCAGCTGCGTTAGCAACCATCTGCAAAATGTCAGAGTCCTTATAATTGCTTTTATCCTGGCTTGTGATATCTGTGCTATAATTTTTCAGCTCTTCGGAAATCTGAAACGTTGCCACGTTGTCATTCAGAAGTTCCAACGCATCGTAGGCCATCTCATAAAGAGTGCCATACATTCTTCCTGTATAGTTAGAAACCATCAGATAGCCAAAAGCATCACGGGCCGTAAAGCTTGCTTCAATGCTATTAGAAGGAACACTCCACTCAGACAAGAAGAACTTGCCGCCTGTAATCCATTCTACCGTTCCGTCCAAGTCCATGCCGTACTCCACAGAGATAGGCTGGCGCTCATACAGGTATTTGTAAAGACCTTCCGGGTTGATCGGGTTCCACTTTTGCGTGCTGTTATCCACCGTAAAAGTGATGCTATCATTCGGGAGTTGGCCGCTGATCGGGTCTCTTGTGGAATCGTGCTTGTACGAAAAAATATCTTTCTTCTCAAACACAATGAACTGGCCCATCTTTATTTGCTCAACCCTTGCGCGACGATTTTCCAAGCACCACGACAAGATTTGAATGGAAATAGAATCGTAATTTGCAATTTCCCAGTCAATGTCAGTGGTGATAGAGGAATTATCCGACACTGTTTTTGTGGACACGACTGCGCTTCCAGAATAAGCGGTCAGCTTGAAACTTGTCGGCCATTCATTGAACGTTGACGACCATGTGATGGTAATGCCAGGAATGGTCACGGTATGAACTTTGCTGAACGAGAGCGTAATAATCGGGTGGTTTGAAGTTGAAACACAATTTTCGCTAACATAACCAGCCTCCTGAGATTTTACGCTTCTATCAAGCAAGGTATAATTACCGTCCAAAACAGTGAAATTTAATTCACCGGTAGAATATTTTGTATAAGTGTGAGATTCACTGTCAACGATAGAAGATACATTGCTAAAGAACGTTTCGCCGTTTGTGCTAGGAATCGCGTCTTCTTGCAAACCGGGTTCTGTAACGCCATAGGTGATGCGTACAAACATCTCCGGCACAAGCGTTTCGGAAAACTTGTCAAGCCACTTCTGAGAAGGTTGTACCATAGGCTATACCTCCACAAGCGCAATCGAGCAATCCGTCCAGCCCATCACATTACCGGTTTTAGGCCCGCGCCGCCACATACCAGATGTTCGGTCTGAAACGTACATCTGCCGCGTGTCGTATCCGGCCTTTGCCTGGTTATAAAAGCGAACAGAACAGTAAAATCGTGTCGTGAACAGGCTGAGAATAGTGGCCCACTGTTGTGCGGTGAGGTAGTTCCACTTCAGGGACACCTTTGCTACATCATGCCGCACAACAGAGCCAACTACTTTACCTTGAACGTTTCGTCCAGAATCCACGATGGTGCTAGTGGTCGCTTCGTAAGAAGAAGGTTCCGGCAAGTCTACGCCATTTACCGTTACCAGTGCTGGAATTGCCATAAACCGCCACCTCCTTAGTAGCTGTAAACTTCACTGCCCATCAAAGACTGCCCACGGGCGTTCTGCCGCTTCTCAACGGATGCTGTAATCTGCTTTCCGTCAAGGTAAATTTTGAGTTCCTTGCCACCGGTCAGTTCATCACCATACCGCTGAAAGATATCGAGGAATGCGTTGTAAGTGCCATTGTAAACAGATTCACGCATTTCCTCTTCGTTGATGTTGACGTTTACGCTGGTGGTGCCGCCATAAGAACCGGAGAATGTTCCGTTGTTCTTATCCCATTCTTTCGTTCCTGGATAAGAACCATTTTTGTACTTTTCTTGCAGTTCCTTGTACTGCTGTTCGTAGTTAGTTGGGTCTTTGGAATCATCAAAGCTGCTATTGGCTGCTTCTTGACGTTTACGCTGGCTTTCCGCACGACTACTCGCAACATTGTCAGCCCAATCATAAAGAGGGTTGCTGATATGCCCCCATTTATCAAAGGGATTAAAGAAATTGCGTGCGTCAATTAAAACATTTATTCCAGCAACAATGCCTTGAATTGCCGTTCCGAGAACGCGGAGAATACCCTCAAAAACAATCGAGAAGAAATCGCCGATTCCATACCAAAGATTAGACAGGAACGAAGCGATACTCTTGTTCTTATTGGCAAAATTGACAAGAGCACCAACCAACATACCAATCAGGGAAATAACCAGCATAACAGGGTTTGCATCCATTGCAATGTTCAAACTCGTCTGAGCAGACGTTGCAGCCATAGCGGAAGGAACGAACTGACTAATAAAGCTAGAAGCCATACCAGCAATGTTGTTCCAAACACTGCTCAAGCCCTGTGTCAACCACTGCAAACTGTTATTGGCAATGGACTTGATTTGCTTTCGCTGCTCATCATCCATTGCATGATAGAAATAGGAAGCCGCCCATGTGCCGAGCTTTTCAAGGTCGCCGTTAGAAATCGCATCCCACAGAGTACCAATGCTACCAAAGAAATCAGATTGTAAACTCTGGTCAATCTGTTGCCACTGGGTATCCAGACCGTTCAAGAACCCGGTAACGTAGTTGGTCGCCTGAGTAGAACCGGCGGCAATCAGCGCGTTGCCTTTTTCCTGCACAGCATTTACAACGCCCTGCATAGCAGTGGCGACGTAGGAGACAGCAGCAGCGATACCGTTTGCAAGGCCTTGGTCGATGTAACCGCCAATCTCTGCAAACACAGTAGAAGGGGAGTGAATGCCGAGAACGTTCTTAACCTTGTCGATAACTGCGTTTCCAACATTTGCGACAGCATTTTTAGCTGTTTCAATCATATTGTTCACGCCATTAATAAGGCCCTGAATCAGGTTCTTGCCAATATCAAAAAGACTAAAATTGTCAAATGCGCTCTTGATTGCAGAAAGAATTTTCTTTGCAGTTTCAGTTACGCTAGAAATAGCATCAGTAATACCTTTCTTCAATCCGGCGATAATGTATCCGCCCTGTTCGGCCATTACGGTAGACGGGGAATTAATTCCAAAGGCAGACTTAAAACCATTGATAAAAGGATTGAACACATTCTCAACAATCCAAGAAGCAACATTCGTGATTGCGTCTTGAATACCGTAATAAATACCGTAGACGATATTCAGGCCAACATTATCGAACGGCCCCTCTGCAACTTTCTTTTCAAAATAATCGGCAATTCGAGAAACTAGACCGCCCATGAAGTCGAGCGCTTCAATGAACGCTTCGCCAAAGAAACGACCGATGGCTTGAGCTAGCCCGGCCCAATCTACAGAAGTAACAGCTCTAATAGCAAAGTCAACGAGGTCTTGACCGAGCTGGTAAGAGTCTGTTCCAGCCAAGAAATCAGAAACAGCGTTAATGCTATCAGTGATAAAGTTAAAAAGAACTCTTGCAAGCTTTTCGATATCAGCATTTTGAAGAGCGTCGGAAATCTTATCAGTCAATTGCTTTCCAATGCTAGTCCAATCTACTGTTGCTATCCAATCTGAAAGTTCGTGAAAGAATCCAGAAAAGCCATCAATAAAGGCATTTAATACAGATGTCCAGTCAAGCTGAGACAGAAAGCCACCAAGAAGCTCAAACTCGATAATGAATCGGTCTGCAAGTAATCGGCCAAATAAATCCCAGTCTACAGAATCCACGAGCCCGTTAATGCCATCTGCAAAAACCGCTCCAAGCGAGGCCCAATCAACAGAATGGATGGCATCATAAATCATGCCCATAAGTTTATTTAGCTGTTCACCGATTTGGGTTCCGATTTGAAAAGAATCGAGAGATTTTAACTTCGCCTTAATCTCATCAACAGCGCTTCCAGCATAATCTTTGAACATATCATACTGAGAGAGGTCAACGTCGCCGAGCAGGTTACCAGCAGCGCCACCACCACCAGAACCGGAAGAGCCAGAGTTTTGTGAAGGGTCGATAATGTTTAATTCATCAAAACCCATCGTATAGTCTTTGGCTGCTTTTGCTGCCGCTTTTGTAGCATCGGCGGTGTCATCCATAGCGTTGGCCACGCCACCAATATCTTTCTGTGTCTTGCTAAAATCGGTAAATTCAATTTTCTGCCCGAACACAGATGCAAGCGAAACAACAAATTCTTTGATAAGGTCAACCGCTGCAATCAGAACAGGGAGAATTGCCTTAAACGCGGGATAAAGAAGCTGGCCAACAGCTTTTGCGAGCTGCGAAATTTCAGACTTCAAGATGCGTACCATATTGGCGGGGCTACTAATGGTCTGCGCGAGGTTGCCTTGAATGTTTGTGGTCTGCTTCATAATGGCAATGTAGCGAAGAACTGCCTTATCTGCCTGAGACAGACTAGAAACCTGTTTATTAAAGCCCAAAGCAAGAAGTTCCTGCTGCAACCGTGCCTGAGACAAGTCAACGCCCAAGCGGAGAATAGGCTCAAGTTCTCCAGAGATAGCAGAAGCAATTGCGGTAAAGGTAGTAGCGGTATCTTTATTCCAATAAGACGATTCGTCATAGGCAAGTTGGGTCAGGTTCTTGGATAAGATATACGCTTTATCGCTTGCCAGACCGAACGAAGTTGCAAGGCTTTGGATCGTAGCAATGTTTGTCATTGCTTCTGTCGGGTCGATGCCAAGCAGAGACTCCATCTTATTAATAAGCTCTGTTGCTTGACCGCTTAACTCGCCCATTGCGTTATTGAACAAGTCTGTTGCTTCATAAAAGTCATTGAACTTGGTAACGGCATTGGCAAGATAAGTGGCAATAGCTTTCAGGGAAACTAGCTGTGCTGCACGTTTCTTGATGTTTTCCAACTGGCTTGCCAAGCTTGAAAGGCTGGTACTTGCTTTCTGGTTTGCCGAAGAAAAGTGGGCTGTAGAATTGACAGCACTTTTAATTTTAGATGGAAGCGAAGAAAAAGAGCTACCGACCTTGTCTAACTTAGAAGCAAGCGGAGAAATAGCAGATGCTACTTTTTTGCAGACTTCCGCAAAATCATCAAGTGTTTTAGAGTCCAGCTTCTTTGTAATGCTTGGGATTTTAGCAATGGAATTGATTGCACTGCTTACGCCACGCAAACTCTTAATGGAAGAATCGCTAATAGAAGAAATAGGGGAAAGGCCGTTCTTCAAGCTGTTCATCTTACTGCCAAGCCCGGAAAAATCCATGTTTCCAAGATTGACGGACGAAATTTTGTTCAAAGCATTAGCAACAGAGCGGATGCCTTTTGCGCTTTGAGTAAGGTCTACATTAGCAAGGCCGTTCATAAAAGACGTGATTTTGCTAAGACCGTCCAGCCCAGTAGATGCGGATTTAAGAGCGGAAATAGAAGCAGATAACCTATCAAGGCTACTGCAAACCTTTGCCACATTGCCCTTTGTGCGCAAATTAGAAATGGCGGTAGCGAGCTTGTCGATATTAAGCTCTGCGCCCTGCGATTCCGCAGAAATCTCTACGGATAAGCTTGTAATATCAACATCAGCCATCACTACCACCATAACTTTCCATCATAGAGAACATCGTTCTCTTGATTCGCTCCTGCGCCTCAACTGCGCGTTGGTATTCATACTCGTTTTTCTCCTTTTGAGTAAGGGGAAGCGGTCTATCCATGTACTTGATGGGCTTAAACCCTTTCTTTCGGAACATATTGCCAACCGTAGAGGAAAGCGCAGATGCCATGTAAAAGCCGTTTCTCCACGCTTCTGCGTTGGCTCTGTGTTCCCGCAGCTCCTCTGCGTCACGGTAGACCTTCGCCAGCCAGACATCGCCGTACCAGAACTGGTCGTAGGTCATGCCGATGGAGATGTAATAGGCTTCTACATCGTGGAACAGCTTGGAGAAGGAGAATGGCGCTCCCTCTCCGTCTGCTTCCTGAGATTGTGCAGTTACACAATCTCCCACGTTGCGTTTTTTGCGGTCTTGTCCTCAGTGTCAGTTGCCAGCAGGGACTTGGAAGCGTCCATGAACATCTCAAGCAAAGCGCTCATCAGCTCTTCCTTCTCTTCGATGTGCTGGAACATCTCGTCAGTGACCTTGCGCCGGATGCCTTTGTTCCGAGCAATGAAAGCGCCGTAGAACAGGGCACGAGAGTTGGACAGCAGATTGGTCATCTGAGTGTACTGACCAATCTGAAAACCTGCACGCTCAGCAGCTTCCACGCTGTCACGAGTGAAGGTCAGCTCGTAAGTGTTCTTGCCATCGGGGGAATGAAAGTTGATAACCTTAGCAGCCATAATAAATGCTCTCCTTTATAAATAGGGGCAGAACCAAATCCGTTGTTCAGTTCTGCCCGGTTTGATTGATTCGATTTTTGCGGTTTAGCCGCCAGTGACAGTCAGGGTCTCGCTAAACTCAGGCTTCTTGGTGAAGATGCAGTTGATGGTCATTTCCACAACCTCGTCCACGCCAAAGCCGGACAAGCCAACCTGATGCATACCCTGCCAAGTGAAGCCGGAGCCGTCCTGCATCTTCAGGGCGTAGTACTTTACGGCGTTGCTCTCGGAAGTCTCATCGTAGCCAGCTTCCTTGACCTTCTTGTAGTCAGTCTTGTTGTAGTTGGCGGTGAAAGACTTGGTGTCGCTCTGAATGATGCCAAAGATGTTGACCTGCATGGGGTCAGACAAGGTGGTTGCATCCAGAAGGTTTGGCTCAGAGATCAGGTCGGGCACATCCTTGATGTCGCACAGCTTCGTCAGAGCGGTTGCGCTGTCGCCACAATACAGGGTGGTATTCAGACCGGAGATAGCAATACTCATAGAATGTTTACCTCCTTAGTTTCGGTAAATCATTCCGTCCTCTCCGATTGTTGCCCCGTAGCTGCAATCAATCCGATAGACGGAATTGTTATACAGCCCATTCAACGGGGCAAATGACTTTCGATAGAAATTGAGCGGTTCCAATACAGAATCTACGATTTCAACGATGGAACGAGCTTCTGCAATGCGTCCGCTGGTTTTGTTGGAATATACACGTACACGCAGAGAAACGGCAGCGTACTTGCTGTGTCCAGCAGAATCAATGTGCACAGGAAGGTTGCTGTTTTCCTCTATCTGCACACACGGAAACTTCTTAACGTTGCTGTCGTTGATTTCACCAGTAACGAAGATGCCGGGCACTTGCTTTCGCAGCTCCTTAGCAACAGCCGTGAAGATAGAATTGAAATAATCGATCAACTATTCCAAACCTCCCTCCACGTTGCTTCGACTTGAGAAGCCATTTCCTCAACAGCTCCCCACATAGCCATAGCTGGCTCGTTGCCGCTGGTGTAATTCAACTGGCCTTTGCCATCCACCTGTTTGACAGGCGTGCCAGCATTGCCGGGTTCGCCGTAATAGTACCATCTGCGGTTTGCGCCCTGCCCTTTGCCGTAGGAGCCATGCGTGCCAACACCGGGCGGTAGCTCGCCGCCATATCCGTTATGATGTGCGCCAGTGCCAAACTCGATAAAGGCAACTGACTTGCCCTCTGCAACGATGGTACAAGTCTTGTCTTTTTGGTTGATATGGCATTTCACGTCATTGGAGCCAGCGTATTCCGCATTAGCGAAACGCACCTTTGCGACTTCAAGCCCCAACCAAGAAAGGCGAAAAGCAAACGCTCTAGCCTTTTTGTTCAGGGTGGTCTTGTACTCTTGTATCTGACGTTCCGCGTCACGAAGTCCGGCATCGCTCAACCTCACTTTAATTTTCACTTGCAGCCACCTCTTTCAGCGCATATAACGTGTCTGTGATATGCTCTGCGACCTTGACCACAATGTAATTGAATGGCTTTGAAACGTCCGTCTGAAACCAGACGTGCGTACCTTCATAAAGAGGCGTGTTGCGCTTTTTGCTGGACGAACTGACAACGTAGCTGTAATCCGTGAACGCTCCAAAAGGGTTCGCTTCCGCAGAACCAGTAGGAGGACTGACATTCAGCATCAGCTTTGCAGGGGTACTCCACGATTCGTATGCGGATTCGCCAGTCTCGTTTCCCCACTCGTCCACAACAGACGTTTTCTTGCCGACCGGGTTTGAATACCACAGCGGGCGTTTATCCAGCGGGCTTCCATTGAACATCAGCCGATAACACCTACTCTCGGAACCACTTCATTCAACAGGGATTGGCGCCACATCGGAGCTTTCCCACACACGAGTAATGCCATTGTTGGTATAGCTCGTCTGCCCATTTGCGCCGATATGGTTGTACAGTTCCGCTGCAATGCGTATTTGCAACGACTGATACTGCGAGGGCAACTCGTCCGGTCTGTTACCGAATGGGTAGCCCTGCGAAAATATCTTGTCTTTGGCGAAATCAAGTAGCAGGTCGAAGAGTGGGTAGTCCTCGTCCGTGATTTCACGGTCAAGTGCAGGGGCGATGTACTGTCCCAGCTTGACTGCCGCTTCGGAATACTGGTCTCCCATGCTGCTTTCCTCCTTTCGCCTTAGTAAGCTTTGATGCAGTACACATCGTCCATGCGCTCAAAAGACGGCAGGACGATTTCGGAAGCATAGACGTTGGCGTTGACCGGATGAATGGTCAGCTCAGTGGTGATGGCAACGCCGGTGTTCACGATGGACACGGATGCGCTAGACTGACCAGACAGCAGGTCGGCTTCCTCAGGGGTAGTGCCGTACCAAGTGCTGCCCAGAGCGCCGGACGGAGCAACCACCACCATGCCGTCAGGCAGATACTTCTCACTTGCGCTGTACTGGTCTGCCTTGAACATCTTGTCGTACAGATGAATCTTCAGACCGGTTGCAGATTCGATAATCTGCCGCGCTTCGGCGTCCAGCAGGACGGCGTTTGCCTTTGCAGTGACGGTCATGAAGCGATTTTTCACCTCGTCCGCAGCAATCATGTTGCGGAAGGTAGCGGTGTTCATGTACACCTCAGTCACGACCTCACCAACGCTTGCCAGAACAGCATCCTTTGCGGCGTTCAGGTCAGCAATGGGGGTAGCGGTGGTGACGTTCCACTTGGACTTTGCGGCAGAGACTTCCTTGTAGTTGGTGGACTTCCAAGTGCCGTCCGGGTCGTAGTTGTAGGTGTAATTTACGCCGTTTGCTTTGATGGTGATGCCCGGAACGCCATTGGCGGGAGCCAGCAGCTGCCAGATCATGCGCTCAGAAACGATACGAGCACCAGTGATAAGCTGTGCGGTGTCATCGTACAGACGGTTCATCACATCACGAGCATAAGGGTCGTTGCTGTCCAGGACACGCAGGATTTCCTGACGGTCTTTCTCGCCCAGATGGTAACCCTCGCGGAAGAACGGCATCTCGGTCTCATCGAACTTGAAGCCCTCACGGGCACGGAACGTAGCCTTTGCGTCAAATGCGCTGGGCATCAGGGACACGCCCACGCCCTTGTGACCACGCAGCCACTTCAGGTCGAGACCGGCCTTCTTCTTGGCGGGGAACAGTGCGTCAGATGCAAAGGGCATCGCATTGGTGGGGTCATTCGTCCAATAGGCGGCAATCGCAGCCGGGGCAAAGACTTCCTTAAGATTCAGTGCCATGTTGTTTTACCTCCTATTAAGCGTTCACGCTGATGTTGTCACGGCAGAAGATGCCGGGGACGGCGGTCTTGAGTGCCTTGATTGCGTCAGCGTCAAAGGTGAAGCTGGAACTTGCTGCTGCCTTCTTGGTGTCAATAACGCCACGAATCAGCAGGGAAGCGTTGGGGTTCTCTGCCGGGTCAACGTCATACAGCAGGATGCCGTCAGCGTTGATGGTCTTAGAACCAGTCTCGCCAGCAGCAACAGCTTTCTTGCCAGCCAGCGTCATGGGATAGCCAGCCTTAACCGCAGCAGCTTCGGTCACGGTAAAGGGAATGGCGGTGTAGTCATTGGAAGCAAGGATGGTATCGTTGATTCCGTTGACCGTGTTTCGGGTAAACTTCATGTTTTCCTCCTTGTTAATGGAAAGCACTCATTGCGTCACTCGATGCCTTAGAAGTATTTGCGTTCTGCTGTGCAAGGCTCTTAGCAAACGCTACGCCCTCACTGTCAGAACCGCCCTTGCCATCCGCACCAGGAGGTGTGGGCATATCCTTCAGAAGAGAAGCCTTGTATGCGGTGTCGTGGGCAGTCATAAACTCCGACTGGAACTTAAACACCTTGTCCATGTCACCGTCAGCCAGTGCAGACGCAGCCTTGTTGGCAAGTTCAGAGTCATAACCCTGTGCGACGAACTTCTCACGATAAGATGCAAGGGTCTTTTCCTTGACGAGGTTTTCCTTGTCGGCAGTCAGGGCTTCAATCTGCTTCTGCATCTCTGCCATCTTGTCAGCCTGTTCCTGTGCAGCATTCTCGTCATCGGTACGCTTTGCCTTGAGCTGCTTCTTGTACTCAGCAGCTTCGCCATTGGCTTTCGTCACGGCGTTGCGCAGTTTCTCGACCTCTGCGTTAGGGTCTGCAACCTTTTCAAGCGCAGAAATAATTTCATCGGCGGTCATGCCCTCTTTGTAGGCATCACCAAGCAATACATTGAGTTTCATATCGTTAATTTCCTCCTGCGTTTTTTTACCGTTGCTTCCCTGCAACGCTGCGAAATTTGTATCCCGGCTTCCCTGCCGTGTTTATGGCAAAGGACTATTCGTCCTCTGTTTCTTTATTGGCCCCATCAGCCCGTTCGTTGACCATTTTGTTAGCGTCAACAATATGGTCTGTCTGCTGTTCCTGCGGCTTCGGCGCTTTCCCGTCCTCACTTAGCTTGCCAGCAGCAATCAGGAAGGGCTTACTCATTTCGTAAGCAGCCTGCGGGTCAGGGAACAGGCCGGGCGTAGTGAACGCCAGCTGCGGGTCAATCGGCTGCTGAATCATCTGTGTGAAAATCTGAACCTTGCTCTGCTGGTTGTCGTACTGGCGGCGAGGAAGTTTGATGTTGATGTCACTTGCCATCAGCTTAGAACCAGCCGTGTCACGCAGGATTTTCAGCATTACAGACAGGCTTTGGCGTTCAGCGAACTTGAACATATTCTCGTACTGCTGTGCCCTTGCTTCGGTGTGATTCCAGCCGTTACGGACGATGACCGCGCCCACGTTGTCGGACGTTGCGTTCTCGCTACCAGTGGCACTAGGCATGGCAGTCAGGCTGCGGTACACGTTCAACATGGAATCAAGCAGGGTCTGGCTCTGCTGCTGGTCAAGCTCGTTTGCAATCTGAGAAACGGAAGCGGGCAAGCTGGTTGTAGATTTCAAGCACATTGCCCCAAGTTCTTTGACCTGTTTTAGTGCGTTATCATCCACAAGGCAGTTGGTAAACACCATGATGGACTGAATGAACTGCGCCACGCCGTCCAGACGGTTGCTTTCAAGGTCGTTGATGGCATCCAGCACAGGGATAGCCGGTTCAAACAAGCCCATCCGCTCCGGGTTCAGCTTGTATTCGACCATCGGCAGCATTCCGAGAGAATGGTTCTCCGACTTTGTGACCTTGCCGTTGTCGATTTCAAAGTACTGGTTTGGCGTATACACGCAAATCAGGTCGTTCAGGTCATTCTGATAATTGCGTGGGATGTGCAGAACGTTGGCGATGGGCTTGTGTCCGATGCCGGAGTTGTAAATCACATACGCCATGTCCGGGTCTGGAACGTCCACCAGCAAGGGCGTTTCGTCAGGGTAGTTGCCGTTGTACCCCTTGTCAGGAAGAACAATGCGGTATCCCTGTCCGCACTCCAACATCCACTGCCAGAGCCGCCGATCAAGCGCATCCTTGCCCTCATACTGCAATGCGTTGGACAGGCGGGCGATTTCCTCGCCGTCACCAGTTGCCGTTTCAGACCGCACATAAGAGCAAGGAGTGCCGCTCATGTATCCCGTGTAGAAGCCCACGCACTCGTTGGCGTGGTTCTCTACAATACGGTTGGTGATTTCAGCGTGATACTCCTTCGTGCGGCTGAGGACAGGCTGGCTACCCAAGTAGTAGTTGTGCAGAAAGTGAATCTCGTTCTTGTTCAGCAGGTGGATAGGGTCTGCATTACCCATAACTACTTTCAGAACATTCGCCCGATTGATTTCCGTCTCCGGCGTTTCAATCGGTCTGCGTCCGGTCAGTGGATTATTCAAAAAGCCGTCAACAGCTATCTGATACTCAGCCATGCGTTCCTCCTTTCCGGCAAAATAAAAAGCGCAGCAAGACAAACCTGTTAAGGTCTATCTCACTGCGCCAAAACTGCGCTTCAAAAGCTATTTACTTTTCCGGTGGATGGATGATTTTCACCCATCCTTCCCTTGTGTCTCCTTCGATAACGCCCTTGCATCTGTCGCACTTGAAATGATATCGTCCGTCCACTTCGCCAAGATAGCGGTTGCAGCGAACGTTCTTATAGATTGGATTTTGCCTGATACAAGGGCAACAGATTCTAACTAACATGAGCGCTCCTTTCGTTGGATTTCTGGAAACAGGCTGTTGAGCACAAACCTGTTAGAAGCTGCTGGGAAACTGTTCGCACTTCCAGCCGTGCTATTTCCCGCCCTGGAAAACCTTCACAGTCTTTCTTTTTGCCGGACAGGCAATGGTTCAGGCTGCGATTCGGACGCGGAAGCCGGATTTGAACCAGCGACCTCTTGGTAACCAAGCGAGCTACCTGACTGCTCCACTCCGCGATAGAAACCCGGCTTAATTGGTTAACCGCTGCTCTTTGCAAAAGGAGAAAATTCAAAAAAGCCTTTTGCATCGAGAGCCGGGAATAGCGGTGAGGTGTCAAAAGAGAAATCCCATGCAAAGCAAGAGGATAGTTGTGCTGCGTAGCGGGTTTGAACCGCTTCGTGTCAGTTGGGGGAGCACAAACAACGTTCCGTCCACTCGGAAACGCAACATATAATCCCCACGACAGAGAAAGGCGGCTGTCGTGGGTGAGTAAGAAAGTAGGGTATTACACAACAAATGACGAGTAAAAATGACTTAAAAATCTCGCCAACGCAATACCTAGAGGAAGCTGCAAATCTTCCTGGTACTATTGTAAGCCATGTCAACAGGCAAATCAAATTTTAATGCCTACGAAACCGGCTATTTAGGGGAATTATTAAAACGGCCTCTTGACAGGCTCAATTTTGCTGATTCCGTTATACAGTTCATCGGCAAGCTGTGCCAGGCTGTCAGGTGCATCATCGTGCGGAACTTTGCCAAGCTGCGTGAACATCGTGACTTGTTCCATGAACGCCTTGTACTCTTTCGACTGGTGTTTCTCGTCAAGAAAATAGAACCGTTTGATGTCCGGCGCATACTGGATGATTCTTGACAGCTTGCTTTGACCGCTTGGCGCACGCTGGCTACGAACAGAGCAGTGATAGCCCTGCTGCCGAAGTTGGCTGTCCACCACGTCACAGTATTCGTCACCGCCGTTGTTGGCTTCACCACGCACCACATTGATTTTATGCTGGATGATTTTTGCCCACGACTTCCGGTCTGGTTACGGTCTTATCGCCGTTATTGAACACAAGGTCAGGGATGAACACGGCATCTCCGTAAATATAAGCGATAGGACAGGCGGTAAAATCACCGCCGCCCCATGCAATATCCATAACCATGAGCTTGCGATCGGGTTCTCCGTCAGGCAGAACACCGTTGAAATACCGCAGTTCATCGGCAGGGAACAGCAAACCTTCACGCACATAAGGCTTACCCATGTACTTTGCCCACCATGTTGCATCGTCAATGCTGGCTTTCATATCGGCATAGTAGGCATCGTCAAAGCCAACGCCATAGTCATAATTGAAGTTGCTGTGTCCGTTCTCGTCCACCGCAGGAATCACCCGGAAGCGATACTTTGGGTTATCTGCATACTGGTTCTGGATGCGCCCCAGAGGGTCAAGCACGTTCCAGCGTGTACCGACCATCAGTTCCAATGCGCCTTGCTTTTTGCGGTCTTTCAGCTGGTTCAGATAGGCATCGTACTTGTTATTCAGACGTTCAACGTTCAGACTTTCCTCCAAGTCCTCAATCAAGTCATCACTGTACAAAACGCCGCCCTCGCCGATTTCAACAGCACCAGTCAGCGTACCACCGATGGAGCGACAGGTCAGGGTGGGGAAACGCTTCTTTCGGTTCAGGTCAACACTTTCGTCCTTTGCGCTTTTGTCCACAAGCTGAACGTCAGGGAAAATTTTGCCCCAGTTATAAGTTACAGGGTCAGTGATGATGGACAGCACTTCACCGTAGAAGCCATTTGTCAGCTTGTCGGAATGCCCACTCATAACCGATGCAACGTCAGGGCGGTTGCCATCAGCCATGTGATAAAAAAAATACATAGCGTCGATTTTCCGACGCGAGCAGGTAAACTAACTCCCAAGAAATCAATCCGCTTATAAAACAAGTCCTCTAGGTCGTCCGCCAGCACCTTCAGAACCCTGCGTCTAGGCTGATAGAACTTCTTCTCCGGCGCACGATTCCATTCAAGGTAGATGCAATAGCTGTCGAACACGTCTTTTGCTTCAAACAGGTATGTCCGACCGATAATGTCATAGACCTTCGCCACGTCCTCGCTTGTTTTCATCTTGCCCATCATGGCTGCACAGACAGAGCGCAGCTCACCAGAGTATTTGTAGGCATCGAACCGCTTGTCTTGCGGCAGAGCATCTCTCAGGTTCACCACCGCCTGAAACCAGTCCTCATAGACCTGTGCTTCGGTCGGATTCTGCTTTGCATACGCTTTGATGCTGTCGATGATGGCGATACACTGTTTTGGCTGCATAAAAAAATAGGCACCCCCTACCTGAAAATGTAAAGAGTGCCTACAACTGCACAAAAATCAAATATTCGGTTTTATAATGCTGTTTTTGGAAAATTATTTACTAAAATTCGTTTTAACGGATAGAATGTGCGGTTTATTTGACTTCTTCTGCAAGCTGGTTGAGCCTGCGTTTCAGTTCGTCCGCATCGTAGTACAAAGCGTCTGCGATGGCATTGAGAATATCAGGCTTGTCGGTGTAATCGCACAATGTTTCAATCAGTTTCAAGCTCTGATCTGACAATTTTACGGGTTTCATGTTGATTTCCTTTCGGTTTTATTCTCCAGCTTTGAAATTGTAAATGGGCTTAATGTGTTTTACAATATCAACTGTTGGGGAGATTGCGTTGATAATTTCCTGCGCTGGCTTATATGCCATCGGGCATTCATCCAACGTGGATTCATCGGCTGACGTAGTATAAATTCCGTTCATCTGCTTTTTATATTCCTCAACGCTGAATGCTTTTTTAGCCGCTGTTCTGCTATATAGTCTGCCAGCACCATGCGGAGCAGAGAAATTCCAATCAGGATTGCCCTTGCCAACACAGATAAGGCTTCCGTCTCTCATATTAAGAGGAATAATCAACTTCTCACCATCTCTAGCGGAGACAGAACCTTTTCGGATAATATCATCTGATTCGTCAATATAGTTGTGTACGGTTTCAAAGAAAGACGCATGGGTTAGCATGGAATTGATTCCAACACCGTCTAAAATGGTATGCATGATTCTTGCTCTATTCATCCTTGCAAAAGCCTGACAAATTCGCATATCATTAAGGTAGGAATCACGTTCTTTGCCTTCAAGATAGCACAGTTCATTCGGAATATCGGGGAACTGAACATCCAATTCTTTAATTTTTTGCGAGATTTCTTGTTCACGACCCTGCGCTTTCAGTTCTGCAATCACACGTTCCGTAGCGTCTTTTCTTTTGTTCTTTCCTTTAAGATTTGAAATGGCTACGCTTTGATGGTACTCGGCAACCTGCTTTCCGAGATTTCGGCTTCCAGTATGAATAACAAGGTACTGGTTTTTTTCTTCATCTTCGTCCAACTCAATAAAATGATTGCCGCCACCCAAAGTACCCATGCTACGAAGAATCCAGTCAACATTGTGCAAGCTGTCCTTGCAGTCAAGCTGGCTAAGGAAAGAATCCGACATTTTCTGCGATTCGTGAACATTCATTCCAGCCGGGACACGTTCTCTGATTACTTTATCTAACTTTTTCGGGTCGATGTGTTCAATCCCAAGTTCAGCGACAAGCATTCCGCAGCCAATGTCCACGCCAACAATATTCGGAATGACTTTCTTGCCCAAGTTTGCCGTAAACCCAATTACGCACCCGGAACCAGCATGAACGTCTGGCATAATTCGAATTTCGCATCCGTCAACAAAGCTCTGATTGCAAAGCATCAAAATCTGCTCAGACGCTTTGTCTTCAATATTGTCCGTGAACACCTTTGCGGACGCATATTTTCCGTCAATCGTTTTCAATGTATTCTCCTTTCTCATTCGGTTTTATTCTAGGTTGCGAACAATGTCACCTGTTCTGTTCAGCAATCCATACCATGTCTGGCGGGTTAAATGAATCCGCGTTCCTTTGCGTAGGATTCAAGATGGGGAAAACAATGAACGATTTCGCTATCTTTAACGCAATCTTTTACAGCTTTATCAATTCCAACTTCAAGCACATACTCAAGAATTACAGCAGTTGCGTTCTTCATAAACGCATTGCAAGCAGTTGATTCTTCAACTTTCTTTTCAATCATGAAAATGCCCTCCGTATCTTTTACAAAATAGGCTCTTGCTTTCCTTTAACCCATTCATCGCTTTTGCCATAACGGTAGTAGCCTTCATAGGTCTTTCTGTTCCCAAGAATGGATTGAATTGTGCTAGAGGTAAACGGCTTTCCATTTCTGCCGCAGTAGCCTTCTTCATTCAATTTGTCCGCTACGCCACGAATTGTATTGCCAGCATCACGCAATTCAAAAACACGCCGAACAACTATTGCTTCATCTTCTTTAATTGAAAGTTCCCCGTCCTTAACCTCATACCCCATCGGAGCCTTGCCTCCGCTATATCCACCGCTTGCAGCCTTAATGGCTCTGCCGCTAGAAGTTCTTTTCGTGATGTTCTCACGCTCCATTTGAGCGCAGCAAAGTGTAAACGCTTCAAGCATTGTAGAAAAAACTCCCATTTTCCCAAAATCTTCCGCAACGCTAATAAGAGAAATCTCTTTTTTGAGCAGAAGCATTTTGTAATAATAATAAACGTTGATGTCTCTTGCAACTCGATCGCTTTTTGCAACAACAACCGCTTCATACGGAGGATTGGAAACATCGCCATACACGATACTGTCAAATCCCGGCCTTTCCTTTGCACCGGATTCACCAGCATCAGTAAACCACTTGATGATATTCATATCATTCTTGCGGCAGTATTCTTCGATTTGCTCTTTCTGGGCTTCCATTCCAAATTTATCTTCGCCACATTGCCCATCTGTGGAAACTCTGACATACGCAGCTACATTTTTCATTTTTACCAGCTCTCTTTCTTGACCCTATTATACACCATGTACGTTTAATCGTCAAGATAAAGTTTGCGTATTTTTAACTTTTTACTATCAATAGGGTGGTCAGACGGCTGTAAACTTTTTCGTTGCTTTACAAACTGTATACTTGAATAGTAGCCTTACGAATTATCGAAAAATATCTTTTGAGTTACTATCACTAGGGTAAACTAATCCGTTTACGGAAGTACTATCAAATAACGTAAATTTACGTTAGAATGCGTAAAATGTCACAGATGTGTGACTGAATTATACAAATTGGGCTGTTGACAACTATATACCAAGCGTCTATAATCTAAGACAGCAGAACACACGATGAATCAGCCAACAACGGTAGATTTATCCTTTGTGGCATAAAAAAATAGGCCGTCAGCCCCACAGACCAAAGTAGCACTGACGACCTATTCCACCACAAAACAGAAGCTGCGCAACCAAGGGCGCAGTCTCGGTTTCTGTCAATTATTATAGCAGAAGCAAGCAACTTCTGCAATAGAAAGGAGCAAAAAACATGAACTTTCCTACGACAACCGAAGAATTTCTGAAAACACTCGCACACGGCAAAGAGCCGACCAGCGAGGACAGGGAGTACGCAGAAGCGCTGGGTAAGCTGTCCGAGCTGAACTACCGGGCAGGGTACGAAGCGGGAGCATCCAAAAAGGATAGCTAAGTTTTGTGCAAAATGTAGAAAACGGGAAGATAGTACAGATAGCAGTACTACGGATAGTGTTTCATACCTTGACTTAGCACAAAACATAGTTATACTAATATCACCAACAATCGAAGGGGGGTGGGCTAATATGAGCAATCCTTATGCTGAGAGATACAATCGCACATTAACTATCAGCTTGACGGAACGCCAGTTCAATCACTTGCAAGACTACTGCATCAAGAACATGGTTTCCTTGTCTTCTGCGCTGCGAGAATCGTTCTTCTTGCTTCATCCGATGCTTAATGAAAAGAAATGATACGCTCGCTAAAGTTTGGCGACAGAAGCGAACGTATCATCACACACTCAGAGAGTATAGACCCTCTTTGGGTTATTATACCAGAGATGGCCTGCTCTCGCAAGATAGAAAGGTCAAATTTCTATGAATAATAATCTTGAAACCATCCGAATCTTCTCCGAAGATGTTATTCCCGTGTACGACACCGACACTGGCGAAAAGGTAGTGCTGGGTAGGGAACTGCACGAAAAGCTCAAAATCAAGACCCCTTATCACATCTGGTTTCCCCGTATGGTGGAATACGGGTTTGTCGATGGCACGGACTATTTCACGGAGAACAAAAATGTTCACCGTGAAGATGGGCGTAAAATGCCACAGGTTCAAATCGACCACATCATCAAGCTGGACATGGCAAAGCACATTGCAATGATTCAGCGGACACCTGAGGGCATGGAGATTCGCCAGAAGCTGATCGACCTTGAGAAGAACGCGGCAGCCAACCAGTTCGCAGGGCTTTCTAAGGAACTGCAAGCAATCCTTGTGATTGACCAGCGTACCGTGAAGCAAGAGCAGCGCATTTCTGCTCTTGAGAACACTATGACCATCGACTACAACCAGCAGCGTGTGTTGAAGCGTGTCGTGAACACGGTGGTCATCAACGCTCTTGGCGGTATGGACAGCCCGGCCTACAAGAGCCGCAGCGTCTCTCAGAAGCTGTTTATGGAATGCAACCGGGACATTCAGGACTGGTTCAACGTGAACAGTAGAAACAACGTGCCAAAGAAGCGGTTCGATGAAGCTGTCGAGTACATCAAGAAGTGGAGACCGTGCGCAAACTCCGTTATGTTGGTTCAGGTCACGAACGGTCAGACCCAGATGCCCATGTGAAAGGAGAACAACTATGCTTACCGCAGATAAGATTCAGGATATGAAGGAATACCTCAACTACGCTTTCGAGACCATGCTGAAACTCTGGCGCACCTTTGACTACGGCGAGTGCGTCCACGAGCCTGTTATCGCTTGTGACGGAAAGGTTGTCGATAGCGGTCAGCTTTCCTTTGAACCGGACGAAAACGGCGAGATCGAGCCGGTTCTGCTCCGGGGCAACAAGTGCATTATGCACGATGTGAAGTATTGGATGCCCTTGCCCAATGTTGAGTACCATCCATATCACAGTGAAATTGTGAAGTAAACAGCCTATAAGAAAAGCCAGTGGTTAGAGAACATCTAGCCGCTGGCTTTTTGTGTTATGCGATTATTGCTCCTATAAAGCTCATTTTGTGATTCCTCCCTTTATTCAACTGGTGTTAGCAAGACTTCCGCACTAATCGAAAGTTCGATATGGTAGCCGTTTTTAACGGTAACATTCTGCTTTTCGCCAGCTTTTTCAAATTTCAGCACATCACTCACATCGTCAGAATTTGCATCAGACACCACAAATACTGTCGCTTCTTTGTTTTGATTCTCAACTTCGTATGTGCCAGTCGGAACCATGTACCAGATATATTTATAGCCACTCTTGTTCGTTTCTTCTTTTCCATAATCACCAAGAACTTCATCAACTAAAACAATAGAACCGTTCTCTTTTACGGTTTCTTCCGAAGTAACAGACGGATTTTCAGATTCTGTCTTTACAGATGACGCAACGGATGATGTTGGTTTTTCGCTTTCAGAGCTAGCCGCAGTATCTGTTTTGTTACGAGGGCTTACCAAATCCATAATAAAAGCCAATACGAACATTACCATAAGGATTTTGAACCACAGCCGCTTATAAGCTGGCTTTGGAGGTGTATTCTCTCCACCACACTGCGGACAGGTTTTAGCGGTAACGGATATCCTTGCGCCGCAGTGTTTACACTTTACGAGTTTTGCCATTTTTTACAATGCCCCTTTCTTACGGTCAAGTATAGCACAGATTAGACCGGGAGAGGGGCCTTTTTGTATTTTTTCGGAATTTTTGGAGACTTGCACAATCAGATGGGTTTTGGTTTGTGAAGGTGTGGTGGGTCTTGGCAATAAGGACACTGAAAAACGCCTTTTTTTATTTTTGGTCGGAGGAGGACGGGACTCACCACCCCCACCCGGGCTTCCGGCCCTATTCCCCCCGGGTAACCCCAGCGCACCCGGAACGACTGCACACGACAGGCCGCACCGGGATGATCGGGATTGTGTAGGGTGCTGGAATGCACAGTGCTTGTGTGTTGCGTGTGCAACGTTTTTATATGCTTGTACGTTTAATCTTGAATATACTATTGACTTGTACGTTTAATCATGTATAATAGTAAATGTACAGAGGATGTATACCACCACACCACCACAAAACAGGAGGACAAAAACCATGAAAATTAACATCACAAAGTACTGGGAACGCCTGTGGGCGGAAGACCTCTTTGCTGCAATCATCCTTGAGGAGGATTTCGACCTTGACGAAAACGGCGCACCTCGTGTGGACTGCACCAACTGGGAGCAAGATTTCCGCGCGGAGCTCAACGGCTATATTACCGCTCCCAAGTGCTGCGAGGAGCGCCGCGAGGACTACCGCAAAGCCCTTGCTATCCTCGACGAGATGGAGCAGGCCGCAGCAGAGCAGAGCAACGCCCCCACCGCTCCCGACTATACCGCACTCGCTGATACCATCCGCGCCGAACTCAACACCCGCCACGATCGCAGCGCATGGAGTAAGGCCGTCACGTTGTACGCTCTCGACCTGCTGGACGATGTGCAGGAGGGTGCGGACAATAATGGAGCGCCTGCCTCTTGACGGTGCAGAACTTGAGCGGTGGGCGCTCAACGGTGCAAGCTGCTGGGAGCAGTACAGCAACGGCGGCTGCTCCATCTGCTATGATGCCGATATTGCCGCCCGCGTCTGCACCCCGTCCGAACTCAAGCGCACCGACGGCGGCATGAACAACCCCAACAGCCGCGAAACGTGGTTAGACGTGCAAGCCCGCGCACTGTACCAGGCTTGCAACCGTATCCGCACCATCTGCCGCGCCAGCGGCCTGTATTGCAAGGGGGTGCAGTAATATGCTGGCACTTGATGCAACCCAGTGGGCGGCCCTCTGGTATGTGGGCGGTATGATTTCCGGTTTTCTCCTCTGTCTGGTCTGGCTCAACAATCGGGCGGAGCAGTAAGGAGGTAAGACAATGACAAAAGCATTTCGTGCAAAGCTGCTTAAAGCTGGCGCATTAGATACTGCAAAATATCGGTATGCTGTATATCACGGCCACGCCTACGACGTTATTAAGCGAATTAAAAAAACTGAAATCCGTTCTTGGAATGCCGAAAATGACGAATATTGGGAATCTGTAGAATACATTTGCTATTAAATGAGGTGTAAAAAATGATTACTCTTGATTTTACCCAGTGGGCAGCCCTCTGGTATGTGGGCGGCATGATTAGCGGTGCGCTCGTTATGATTGCTTTTCTTAACAGCTGAGGGAGGGGCTGAAAATGTATACAATTTTTTATGGTATCGGGACTACCGCCACTAATGGCGGTTTTTATGGGCATAAATGGATAGCTGAGGAGCTAACCAGCATTGCAAACGGCGATTATGGCGAAAAAATGACCGAAAAAGAAATACAAGCCATGTGCAATGACATCAACGCACACGGCGGACACAACGGATTTAAAGTTTGGGCGGAGGTAAACGCAAAATGATATTATCTTGTATCTTGTTTTTCTTTTGGTTTTTCTCTGCGCTCTTCAAGGCCAGCAAATAAGAAGCATCTCACCCGGTCAGCAATGGCCGGGTTTTTCTTTTGCCTTGTATCTGCTGAGGGTGCAGGGCTTTTGTTTTGCCCTACTGCAATACAATCCCATACAAGCGTTTACAGCGCGTTTTGCATCGTCAATGCAACTATACCGCCAACGACACAAAACAGCGCACAAGGCTTTACAGGTGTTTTTCCTGCTATTTGACCCATTCAACCGCTCACGATACCAGACCGACACAAGCGGATATAATACCGCCTGCGCCACGCCGGACGCTGCACAAGTCAGCGCAGCCGCCTATTATAATAAGGTATATAGGGGGGGCAGCGGTGCAACATACCGCAGACCATGCCAGCCCGGCGGGGTCAGCTCCTACCGTCTGCGGATCGCTGGCAAGTGCTACACCCGGAGTGTCTACTGAGGGGTCAACGTCTCCACCTGTACAGGGTCAGCCCGGCGGCGCGGAACCATTGGCGGCTCTTGCCGCATCTCTTTTCGGGCTTTCGCCCGATAGCTAATAAGGGCGAGCAATAGTCGTAATGTTTCGGCTGGAATAGTCGTAACAAGTTCTGGAATAGTCGTAGCCAATAGTCGTAGTTTTTCCGATAAAATAGTCGTGAAATAGTCGTAAAGTCGTCAGACGACAAGCTTTTGAAAGTCCTATATATCGTATAGTAAAGAGTAGTTCTCTGATAGTCGTAGAGTAATGGTCGCAGCATTTTCTTGCGAACTATCGTCAAATAGTCGTGCATTTTTTGTGTGAAATAGTCGTTCGCCTTTTAGAGAAAAAGAGATGCGATAGTCGCTAAGCCATCAGACATCCCCAAAAATCAGTATGTGTCTTGACACCTGTTAATTTTAATCCACATCATATTACCTCAAAATCTTTATCCATCGTACTTATTATAATAGTCGCAAACAATTACTCAATCTTTTTTAACTATTATTCCAATGGAATAGTTGTATCATCTGATTCGGTTAGTTCTTCTCCGATTTAATTACTGACAACTACAACCATATCATATCAATCGACTAGGATTATTTATTCGGCAATACCTCAATACTTTTAACTATCTAATAAGACTATCCAGCTGGTCATTCGCTTTCAATTTGTAATCAACCGCTCATACCGCTATGCAACATTTGTACATATCAAGCCGACTACAAAATGAAGTCAATTATCCATGTGAAATAGTCGTAGACCATCCACAAATCCGAACCTCACGCCAATTCTTGCCTACGGTCTGCTCTGCTGGCTAACGGTGTAGCTTTTGGAGATAGAGGGTTATATGGAGATAGAGGGTTATAGGGGGAAAGAACCAGCTTGCAATTTCGCATAACTGTTATTTATTCACTTTTGAACTATCGTGGCACACCCGGCTCCGTCAACGCGCGCGCTCGCGCATATAACGCCCGCGGACGCGCTAAACACACAGGGAGGGAAAGGGGGAGCACGGAAGATATTAGGGGGATTATAGGGGGTAATAGGGGTTGTAGGGGAAAGAGGGGGACAAAAGGGGGAAAGAGGAAACAAGGGGGAAAGGGGACAAAAATTTGAAAGCCATTTCCGAAAGTGATAGTCGAAGCGTTTTTCATTTCAATCAGCCCTGCGATTGGACAAATAGTATCTGTCATTCACCAATCTGGCTGCTATCATCGCCGGAAAGGCGTGTAGGAGCCTGTCTGTTGCGTTTTTCTGGCTAACCCGATAACTTTCACGTCTGACCCTGAAAATTCGTTCTTCCCGCTTCTGCATCGTTCTAATCGCATGGTATAGTTTGAGATATACCATCAGCATCAACGGAGAGCCGCCTACGAGCGTCTGTGGCGCGTTTTCGTGATTAAGTCGATAAAGTTATCGCCTAGCATCCAAAACGCCTAAAACAGACTTTCTCGTGGAGTTAGCAAAAACAAAAGGCTGCCATTGCTGACAGCCACTGCATTTTTATAATTGAGTTTGAACGTAATAGAGCGCATCGTAAGAGCCATTCACCCGATAATAATCTTTTAGATACTCGCTGATATAGCGCCGAGTGACTTCCAGTCATCATCCGGCTGCTTTACAATTTTGGCTTGCCACCACTGGATAGCCCACCGGGATTCTTTTTCAGCCTTTCTGGCAGACCATCCATGCGCCATCATCAATTTCTTAAAACGCTTTCTAGTCACAGTGTTTCTCCTTTCAGTCCATCCAAGTATACTCTTGGAACCGTTGAATCTGCTTGTTAAACGTAATGGGGAGGTCGCCTATCTCGCCTTCCTTGTTCTTGCTCAGCCGGAACAGGTACTTGTCAGGGTTATCGCCGGACAGAAGAATGATTGCATCTGCATCCTGTTCAATCTGACCGCTCTCTCGCAAGTCGGAGTTAGTAGGCGTTGCTCCGGGCTTGGATGGGTTTCGATTAAGCTGCGCCAGAGCTACCACGACAATGCCTGTGGTCTGCGCCAGCTCGTGTAAGGCAATGGATATGGATGTAATGGCGGCATATCTGTCCTTTGCGCCTGTTTCGTGGATGAGTTGAAGATAGTCTACGAAGATGACCTGAGCCTTTTTACGGAGAGCCTGAGCCTTCATCCACGCCACGTTTTTTCCGGCAGCGGAGCGGATATATAGGGGCATCTTCATGTTCTTCGCCTGTCCGTCAATCTCATTCAAGCTGACCGCCTTATTTTTCACCGTGTTCAAAGGGCAGTATATTTGATTAGCCATCAGACGTGCGCCCAGCTTGCGTTTGCTGGTTTCTAAGCTGAAATAGTACACGGTGTAGTTTTGCTTTGCTATGCTTGCTGCTATTTGCAAGGACAGGGCTGTCTTGCCCGCAGACGGTCTGCCGCCGATGATGATGAAATCACCCGAAGAAATGTGCAGCGCTTCATCCAGACGCTCTAGGCCTGTCTTGATATACACAGGCTTCTCGTCCATGTGAAGCACATAGTCGTTCAGCACATCCTCGTATGTCCACGCATCTTCTTCCTCAGCTTTCAGGCTCATTGCTTCGCCCATCTGCTGGTAAATATCTGATAGATCAGAATAGTCGGTAAGCTCGCTGGTCATCTGAAATGCCAGACCTTGCACACGAGTGAGTGCAGCTTGCTCTCTGATAAGCTGTGCCCAACGCTGCATCTGCTCCCTGTCAATTCGTACACACTCTGATTCACAGGTTTGTACACACGCTAAGAGCGTCTGCGCTACGTCTGGATGCTGCGTGTTTATCTCGACTATATCTATCTTGCCCCTAGCCGTCCAATAGCCCTGAACAGCCGCAAAAGCGTCTCTCAGCTCAGGTCTGAACAAATCAAGTTCAAGGTCTGGTATGATTTCATCCGCAACGCCCGGCTTGCAGAGCATTAGCGCACCGATAAATACCGTTTGAACGTCCATTGTCATAGTCTAGGAAACTCCATCTCCGTACTTTGCTCGTACTGGTCATCCTGTTTCAATGCGTAAATATCCTGCCATCCAGCATAGATGCTCTGGTCAAGAATGGCTTTCCAGTCATGCCGATCAAACTTTTCCAGCTTGTTGCAGAGCATCTGTTTTGCCCGGTCTGTCATAGGCTTTTTGATTCTTGTACGCATCTGTGCGAACTCTCGCAGGGATTCCAGCAGGGCTTTATCACCATGAGCAAAGTCGGAGAAAATGTCAGGTTTCTTTTTGACCGCGCTCTCCGGCAAGGTCTTGACGCTCGTCTGACTGTCAGTTGATACAATGGGCTCATTGTCATCTGACTTTGAACTCATATATGAGCTGACTTTCACCTCATTTATGACATGAGGATGAGCTGACTTTCGTGTAGACCATCCTTTTGACGCAATATCGCTTCTTTTCCACTCTTCATCGAGCAGATGCTTAATCAAAATGAAACAAGATTCTGCTTTTTTCGAGTTCAAAGTTGCGTCTTTTTCTTCAAAAACGTATGCACAGATTGCATCGTATAGTTCCAGCTTCTCTTTACTTTTGAGTGTGGAGATGGCTTCAAAGTAATATCGTTGGAATGTAAAACTGTCTCGTTTTTTGTCCATGCTCAATCCTCTTTGTAGCGTTTGTTCCACGCTTCGATAGCATCCTCTGCCGTGTCAAATAGCACGCCACCCATGCTTTGATTGTCTCCATCCGTGCAAAGGATACATTTGCCCCATCCTTCGTGATGCAAGTCATAAGAAAGCCCGCTCCACGGGTCTTGTTCGTACTCGCATCCCAAACGACCATGAAAGTTTCCTTCATCATCACACACTCCAATGTAAACTGCGTTCTTGCCGCAGAACGGGCATCTCTTAAGTTCCGTCATTTTCTAAACCCCTCTCTCGTTCTCATAATTCTTTTGCAACATTCATGTAGCTTTGCACTTTTACGGTATACAGGTCGATTGTGCTTCTGCTTGATGTAACTGCACTGCGTTTCGGACTGTCTGACAGCATTTGCAAAATGTTCAGCTGATGCAGCACATTGGTTCATCGCTTCCGTTAACGCTTCGAATCCATCCATCTTTAATCCTCCGTAGGCGGTTCAGGCATAGGCATCCAATGTGTAACATTTTTGAATGGGATGCACTCTCTTGCTTCACACCAACCACCGTTTGCATCATAATAGGCTACCCAGTCACCAGCTTTTTTGTCGTGAATCAAAACATAATCGCTGGCAAAATCGTTTTTCGGAATATCGGGCAATCTATCCTTGACATTAATCCAATTGCTCATGCTCAACACCTCATACCATCGGAAACGCCATCCAATGCGTCACCGTCACATCTTTCGGCAGTCTCTCGCCTATCTCATCCCAAAACTGACCGTCTGCGTAACAGCCAAGAAAGTACGCTGTCGGCGAGAATCCTTGCAACATTTTTCCATCTTTGTCGCGCCACGTTGTCTTGGTCGCAAGCAACAAAGGCTGCGTCCGCTCTCGTGGCGGTTCGCTTGCTGTATGCCAAAGAGTGTTAGCCATTATCCGATACCTCGCTTACGGATTGTAGGTGAGAACGAAGTTTTGTAACTGCTGCGGCAAGATGTTGATTTCGTAATGATACTTGTCCACGTCAGAACCGCTCAAATCCTCCACAATGTACATTGTGTACTCGTTAAGATAGACGTAATGCTTTTTGTATGTGCCATCGGGCAATTCAATAGTCACCACAAGTTCATTGTTGCTGTTATTGGAAATGTCCATGTTCCCGATTATTTCAAGCATCGGCGTATCAGTTCTTGCATTAACAACAGACAATCTGCGAGTGACGTTGAAATTCTTTGCCTGCTGCGAAATATTGTGATTCACACGAGATGCTTCTGTGCATCCGCACAATGCGATAGATGCCGCCAATGCTACAGATAAAATTGCTTTCTTCATTGTTCTTTTCTCCCTTCAATCTCCATCCCATACACCGTCAGGTCGCATCTTTGCAAACGCAAGCAAACCGTACAGGGCACGTTTGGCGTTGCCCTCTGTGGCGTTCCAGTAGTCGCTATCGTCCACATCGTCACCTAGCGCAGAAATAGCTTTTTCAAGCATCGGGATGCTTTCTGCGCCTGTTTTGCCATAGATGGAGCGGATGCCCTTTCTACCCAACACATCATCACGACGAAAGTAATTTCCATAATTATAGGTGATATTAAGCCACAGTTCCTTTGTTCCTCCAATGGAACGAGTACCGCCAGCAACAAAGTGCGTATCATCCACTTCAAGTGTTTCATGCGTTACAGGGTCGCACAGCGAAATATCATAGCTCATCTTTCTTCTCCCATTCCTTGCATCCACGTTCGTCCCACACGAAGTCTGCAACGTGTTCTGACTGGTCATTCACACACACGCCCTCCGGCTCCGCGTACCATTTGCAAGAGCCACAGGACGGCTCAGATTTGTTCTCACAGGATTCTGCTGTGCATCGGATAGCCTTGCCAGCAGAGAACTGCTTGATGCCCATGCAAGAGCAATGTTCGGTGGTGCAGTAGGTCATTTTATCATCTCCAAAGCCATAACGTCGAAATCCTCAAGATTCGGATGCTTCTTCCTCGCCATTTTTCGAGCTTTCAGCTCAGCTCCTTCTTCATTATTAGCTTCAACATCAAAAGTTCCAAGATTGATTTCCCCATAGGATTCATAGGCCACAATTTCAACTTTGTATTTCATTCTTGCTTCCTCCAACCGATAAACTCACACAAGCCGATTGTCTGCTGGTCGCATCTGTGCGTGTATTTGACGGTCGGCAGGCTAAAACCCGTTAAATTGTTGCAAATAGTCTCAAGCCCAAAAAGTTCGTCAAATGCGTTGCTAGAAATTTTTGCATCTTCGACATTGTAGATGGTCATTCCACACTGCTTACAACGCCATACAGACCATCTTGTCATTTTCTTTGTCCTCTCTTTCCTCTGTTGAACCGCCCGATCACTCGTTTATACTCTTCATAGCACTCCGGGCACAGGTCGCCTGTGTCTCTGCGCCACGCCCAGTCCTTGAAGTATTCGTCAGGGTTCATCATCCTGCCGCCAAGAACTGCTCCGCAGCGGTCGCACACTCGCTTGTGGTAGATCCCTCTGTCAGTTTGCATTAGCGCTCCTTTTCATCAAATTTCTTCTGCATCTTAGCTCTCAACGCTTCGATACGTTCCTTGTCGTCAGTAATAATCTCATACTTGTCTCCAGACCAGCCAAGCGGAACATCTTTCGTGTATTCGATATAGATTTTTTCCGGGTGCGTAGGTGGCTCATAGGGGAACGTCACGCTTTTGCGAAAGCGGCTACTTGTAAACCACGTAAGACCACCGTTGTCGGAATAAGCGATTGCGTCAATGTCATGTACTTCAATCGTGTTACCTTGTGCATCAGTGGTCTTGAACACGCTTGAGCATCGTTTATTTTGGAAGCATCTTTGTCCCATTTTGTCCGACACTTCTGTCCATTCATCATCTTCGCCAGTCAGCGGAGTAAGTGGCTTGAACCGTAAAAGACGTTCAAGAGCGGACATTGCGTATCCAGCAGATAATACACCGTGTCCTTGACTTGCAAAAAGTTCAACAATATCAAGAATGTTCTTATTGATTGCATCCTGCAACCCGTCTCCGTCTTTCGTAATACGTGCAAGTTCTGATTTTGCATATTCCACGGAACTGCTCATTTTATTTTTCCTCCCCAACATCCTTAAACAGGATTTCTTTGTAGGCTTTCCAGTCTTTGATTTTGCACGGAATGTCCGTGCCGGGAATGGTCTTTTTCAGCCCATCCATCTGCCAGACGTTCCATGAGATGGTGTCTGCAATGCAGTCAAGAAAAATGGGCATGAAGCCGATTTCCAGCTTTTCAGCCTCAAACCGATACCTAAAATTTTCGATTAGCGTCAGGAATAGGTTGCACCTTGCCAGCAAGAGATTGTCTCCCTGCCACTCATAGCCGTATGTCGATGCGTAGGCGTTAATTGCCCAGCACATCCACATATCGTAGTCGTGGAACTGCTCTGCCAGAACATTCAGCTTTCTGTCCAGCAGACCGATTCTGTCCGGCACGGCAATCATCTTCCCTGTTGTTGTATCATATCGGCTTGTCAGGAACGGTGCTTCGCCACAGGTTACTTCAAGGCAAGTCTTATTGATGTATTCTTTCCAATCCTCGCCCTTCAGGTCGTTTTCTGCAACGTCTGTCATCTTCTTGCAAACCCATGTCGGCGTAAATACCTCTGCTTTCTTACTGGTGCGCTTCTTCTGGTCTGCAAGCCGTTTCTGCACACGAGGGACAAGTTGAACCTTGTTCAACTGTTCCAGCGTGATTTCATCTGCAAAGCTTACGCCCAGTTCAGGCGGTGGGTCTGTCGCCCAGATGATATTCTTGCCTGTCGTGTGGTCTTGCAAGAGGACAGGCAGGAACGTGCGTAGGCATGGGTCTGAAAAGTCAATCAGGGTGTCGCTTGGTGAAATATTTTTTGTGAGCATAATCGGATGTCCATCCTCCCGCTTTTCTTGCTTTTTCTAAAGATTTTTCCATCATAGCTTGATGGTATTCGCAAAACGAACTTCCAGCTTTTCTTTGCTTTCCGCAGTTAAGACACAGCCCAGCTTCACGCCATTGGCTCCTTATTGTCCCGCGATGGTTTTCTTCATACCTTTTCCATCTTTTTCTGTTTTTGAGCCAGTGTTCGTAGCAGGTTTTATGTCCCTGATAAAGCGGTTTACCACACATGGGGCAAAGCCCATTTTCAAGCATTTTTTCTTTATGTTCTTTGTTGTATTGCTTTTTCCAATTTTTGTATTCGGGGTCTTTGCTTTTTTCTCTTCTTATAGCGTTCCATTTTTCTCTGCATTCATCGCACATAATGCGATTGGGTGAGGCATTGTTCTTTTTTGCACTTAACGCAGATTCCGTGGCTTTTGTACCAATAATAGCTTTCGTCTGCCACAGGTTATCACTCCCCCACCTCTCTGTACTCCACGTCAATCCCTTTCGGCAAAGCGTCTGGTACTTCTGAGCCAACTGCTCTGCGCTCTGAGCATCGCCCAACGGCTGTTCAGGCGGTGCAACAGTGACTTCCACGTTATCACGCATACCAAAGTAGTTCTTAGCTCGGAAAATCCACTCTGCCGGGTTCTCCTGACCATACATACCGTTATACGCCCACATGGACTGCATTTGCAGAATCAGCTTGAGGATGTATTTCTGCTGCAAGCTGTCGTCACGGCGTTTGCCCGCCATAATCTGCTTCAGGCTCACCCATTCGATGCCCAGCACTAGTGCAATCCATTCCACCACAGGGGAGATTCTGGCTTCGATGCAAGCATCAAAGAAGAAGTCAAGGCGTTGCTGCACTTCGATCGGGTTGTTCATATCCACGCTCGGAAGGTCGCCAAAATATTTGGCTGCAATCATGCCGATGACCTTCTTATCCTCTTCGCCACCGATTCTCGACTGCAAATCGCCTGTGTTCAGCATCTTAGACCTCGTGATCGCCAACTCCTGTTGTTCCTTCACCTTTTTACTCACCTGTGAGCGGATAGATTTCCGCTTGTTAAGCATCTGTTGTTTCTTCTTTTCACGCTCTTTCTCACGCTTCGCAGCGGCTTCTTCTTTCGCCTTTTGCGCCCGCTTCTCACGCTTTTTCTTTTCAGCTTCGGTCAGCGGCGGTCTGCCACGACCACGCTTCGGGGGTGTTGCCATGTGTCAGGCCTCCTTTGGCGGTTCAGGAAGCGGCATCCAGCAAATAATGTCCCTTTCTTCATTTGATTTCCAGTTTCCATTCTTAAAAACACCAACGCCAAAAAGATAATACCAACGGCTCGTGTCCTTATCGAGCCAGTGATAATAAATAAGATACATCCCATCAACATTCGGGTCATTATCGTTTGCGTTTATCCAACAATCTCCATGAAAAACATCTCTTGGAAAGCACTTGCTTATATTTGAGTTTTCTTTTGTAAGCACGACACTCTTTACACCATCAAATACTTTCTTTGGTAAATAGATTTCAACCGTTTCTGCATCAATCATGCAAAATTTGCAATTCATATCATTACTCCTTTAATCCCATATAGATTTCCATACAGGATAGCTTAGATGCAATCCACGCAATCGAGCAGCAATCATTTATTGGTCGCCACCAAGCGCACTTTTCTTTCTCGCAGACGCACCGACCAAGCGGATTGCTGGTCATCTTCATCGGGCAGTAAAGTTCGTTGTCCATCATTTCCACCCCATCACAACAGCCGTACAAACGGCCAAACACACGTTAACGAACAGCCAGACGAGCATTGCCTGACGTTCTTCAAACAGGTTGTCTGCCATGTTTTTTATTGTCCGTTCGGACTGAACCACCACCGCCAGCAGGACTAGGCAGACCAGCCAGCGAGTTGCAAATTCAAACATCATTTTTACCACCTGTTCATAATTTCAAACTCCCTCATGCGAAGTTCCCCACCGCAAAACGGGCAAATCCTTTCTTCTTGAAACTCTTTCTTTGTCATGTACGCTTCATGCTTCATGGAGGTCACGCATCGATCACAGGCATAGGTCAAAATGAAGTGAACCGGCTTTTCTTCTTGCTTCTGTTTCGGATAAATCTTTTCTTCAAATACATCGTACAGCTTTTGGAAACCAGCCTTTGCGTTCTTTACCCACATATCGTGCCCGGTTTCTGCTTCCTCTTTGCTGTCATATCCTCGAACAACAATCCACTCCCCACCCCTAAATTGTTCGTGTTGAATTGCCGTTTCGTAATTCCAATCTCTATCGTCAACGGCGCAAGTGCCAATGTGATAGCCATTTACGGTATCTTCCTTCAGTTCTCGCTCATAACGAGGTCGTTGATTCATAAACCCAAAAAGCTCACTTGAAAAATCAAACATTGTTAGCCTCCATCAAATCGTCCATGCTCAACTGACCACTGATGTTGTCGTCTTCCATCCACCAGCGGAACACGTCCATTCCGGTCTGCCAGTCGCACGGTAAGCCTTTTGCTTTTCTGACATCAAGCATTCGTTCAAATGCTGAGATGTACATTTTCTCGTAGGCGGGCCAGCGCACAAACTCACGCTGTCTGCCCCCCCCTACCAGCCATTGGACAACCGATGCAGCCAACACGCTTCTGTCCTTCGCAATACAACGGATTGACAGGCAAGTGTTCGCTGTGTGTGTAGTCCCACACATCATCATCAGACCAGTCCACGATAGGGTTTACGGTCATCTTGCCCTTGATGTTGCAGGTCTCGAACAACTGTCGCTTTTCATCGTTGTCACCCATGAGGATGATTCTCTTTGCAGGGTCTTTGTGCATCACTTCCATAATGCCACGACTGTTTTTGCGCCGTGCTGATTCTGCCCACCGAACACCGGTAGCGATAAACCGATTCTTTCCAGTGTTCTCTTTCAGAACGGCACAGCAGTATCTCACAAGTCTTGTCGGCGGCATCAGCTTTTGTGGAATCAGTGTCCACATGGACACGGGTTTGTCCTTGTATCGGGGCATGACGATGGAGCATTTGATTCCACGCTCTTCCATCGCCTTGAACTGCTCACGGATGAAATAGACCGTCTCCGGCGCATCTGCGGTGGTATGGCTGTTGACCACCTCAAAGTTGATTCCTGCACGTTCAGCCAGCGCAACAAGCACCTGTGAATCCTTGCCGCCAGAGTATGTGACCATGAGTGGTTTCTTGTACCGATGTTCGGATAGCCTTGTAGCGTCCTGCAACCGTGCGATAGCAAGCTGTTCCTTATCCATCAGCTCCACCTTTCCCTCAGCTCTTTTTCAACCTGTTCTGACTTTGCTGTGAGGTAATCTGCAAACTCGTCAGGGGTCATGTCCTCTTCTTTGAACTTGCCAACCATCTCCCAATACCTGTCACCAATACGGATGATTTTCTGCACCTGTTCATCGGTCAGGTCTGCATCGCACCGAAGGTTCTGAATCAGCGCGCCCCATGTGGCGGCAATGCCATCCAGAGCCATGCGAAAGCCGTACAACTGGTTCTGCCGTGCGATTTTGCGGAGGTTGGTCGGCTTGATCTGTTTTCCGCACAGGGGGCAGTTTCCAAATTTATTCATCCGACTGCTCACTTCTGTTCTCCTTTCAGCCAGTCGTTGAGTGCATCCATACAAGAGGGGCAAAGAACGAACGACCTGTCTGGCGAGCATTCATAGCCACATTGTTTGATTTTCACTTTTCGGATTCCGTTCACTTCGCCGTGCCACGAAAAGCACTCGCCGCATCGGTCGCAAATCTCAACCTCAACATCATCGAACCTCATGTTCTTCCTCCAATCTCTTTAGCAGCTCATCCACGTCATACCGCCAATGGACACGCAACCTTTTTGCCTTGACCTCTATCCCCTCTTGTTCTGCCCATTGCCAAGGGATGCTCTTCCGGCTCTCGTTATAACGAAACGCCAGAACTTTGCTGGCAGGGATTGCAAAGGTGCGGTTGACCGCCCTGTAATTGACTATCACATGGGCGGTCTGACCGCTATAACCCATCGCGTCTACCATGTCGGTGATGTGCTTTTCCTTGCGGTATTTGCACTTTGCCTTGTCGTACTTGCCGAACACCTTTTCCAGCGGGATAGAGGGCGTTTCGATGGTTTTCAGTTCAAACAGGTGGTTCATCGGGTATCGGTACACAAGGAAATCGCAGATGTTGTCGATGGAAAAGGACAGGTTCTCGTTGCCGCCGTAGTAGGTGGCAGCGCTGTCTTTCAGGCGGTAGCACCACGCATCAGATGGGACGGATGCTTTGAAGTCTGCTTCAAACTGCTTGCCGGTGTTCATTCGTTGTCCTCGACCTTTTTAGCTTCTCTGATACGCAGTTTAGCAAGTTCGCTATTTGCATATCGCAGTTGCCAGCTACCAAACCATCCTTTGTGAACAAGTTTTCCGGCGCAGTAAACAAACTCCTGCTTCATCAAGTCATCAAGTGAAATGATGTAACTGCCCGGCTTATACTTTCTTTTATTCATCCTCGTTCACCTCTAAGCTCACGGAATATGAGCTGCTTTGTCAGCGGGCTTTTCCATTTCCTTCATAATCCGCTTATGTTCTTCCACTGTCATGTTGTTTGGGTAGAATCGCTTGTCCACCAGTTCAAACGGTTGCATATAGTGGTCAAGAACATCTCGTGCTTCTTTTCGTGCTTTTTCTGCACACATTTCGATGTATTCATCTTCGGTCATGTTGTAATCGGTAATGCAATCGACTACCGAAGAAAACCGACACAACAGACCATTAGGCTGTCTTGCAATAAAAGCTCCCATTTATCGTTCACCTCTAAATTCACTTCCGAGAAACCGTTTCTTGCCACGTTCCCGGTGCTTGTCCTCATAATCACGGTGGTACACGCTTTGGCTGCGGTTCAGCTCATACACAAACGCCTTGCGTTCCTCAAAGTCTTTCTTCTCTGCCTTGTACTTCTCGCAGGTGTCGTGGCAGGCTTGGTGGCGTGATGTGCAGTCTTTGCAACAAGTAATCATTCTTCGCCAAATCTCCTTTTTGTTACAGCTACGCAGAAGCTTTCGATTTCGCTTGCCCACCGTGCAGTTCCCTTGCCGTATGCTCTTTGCCATACCAGAGGGAAACCGCCCAGGCCATCGAACAGACTGCCCAGCGTAGGCTTTTCTTTCAGATAAGGACGCATCCTTTGCACCAGCCAAAACCATTGCGGCAAAGCGATTGAGTTGCCAAGAGCCTTGTACCGTGGGCTGTCAGCGTATTTATGCTTCTTTCCTTTGCTATCCGTCCAGTCACCAATGTTGGTGTAATTGTCAGGAAATCCTTGTAGCCGTTCACATTCAACAGGGGTCAAACGGCGAACAATCCAACGGATGGTTTTCTCCAACACGGCAGAATCGTGTCTTTCTGCGGATAATGTTCCAGCTTTTTCTATTTCATATCCGATTCCCATTGCTTTTGCTCCAGCTTTGTAAGAAAAGCCAGCACAGAACGGTTTCGTCTGAACGCCATCCACTTTCGATGAATCATGTTTCTCTGCGATCAGACACTCGCTTCCATTGCCGATGTTTCCAGCTTTTGCTTTCAAGGTTGAACATTTGCCACTTTCCTTGTAGTGGCTGAAAGACTGTTCGTTGAAGGTCTTGCGTTCGATTGCAATAGCCGTGTAATCTGTGATTCTGTTTTCGTGGTCTCCTGTAATGGTCGGTACAATTTTTCCATCGCCGTTTCCACGAGCGTCAAAAACTATCGGCTGGTGTCCGTGTTCTTGTGCCCTGAGAGTTCCGGTTACATCGTAGCTCACGTCCATCACGTTGCCGCCCTGGTCGTTCAGCACATGAATCGGCTGAAACAACGTCTGGTCTTGGAGTGTTGAAAGCGTTGCGCTTTTTTCGGTTTGTACCAGCGCACCTTTACCACCACCGGCGCATCCGCTACGGATTTTCAGGGTGTAGGAATCGCCCCCCCCTATCACGTCCATAAGGGCTTGCCTGAGAACTTCCGGGAGTGGCTTCCCACGCCTTGACGCTCTCGTCAGAATTCCCTGACACGCTCGTGCGCTCAAAAAGTATTTCTGCGGCACGTTGACCTCCAAAATCTGCGACAAGAGCGATACGCTTTCTTCTCTGGGGGACTCCCCAATATTGAGCATCAAGCTGTCGCCAAGCCAGAGACCATCCGTTTCCGGCGATTGCTCCGGCTTTGCTCCACCTGCCCCCCCTACCCGAGGTCGAGGAATTGAAGCGTCTGGTTGTTCCACGCGGGCAAGTTCTTCCAGCACGGCCCTGAAATCTTCTCCTCCGTTGGAGCTGAACGCTCCTGGCACGTTTTCCCAAACAGCGAAAGTTGGATACAGTCCATTTGTGCTTGACCTCATTTCTTTTATGACTCGAACCGCTTCCATGAACAACCCGGAGCGTTCTCCGGCAAGTCCCGCCCTGCGCCCAGCAATGGACAAATCCTGACAAGGACTGCCAAACGTGATGCAGTCCACAGGCTCTATCTGGTCGCCGTGAACCTTTGTGATGTCGCCCAAGTGTTTCATCTTTCCAAACGCCCGTCCAGCCAGATAGCGCAGCTTTTATATAAGGTAGGCGGTCATGCTTTAATTAGCCAATGCGTACCATTTGAATCAATCCCAGTCTTGTAATTTCGCTTTTGGCGATTGTTCAAATAGCTGTGATTCTTTCCCAAAAAATTTGATGCGGCTCTTAATGTTCCAAAATAGTGAACTTCGCCAGTCGGAGAAACAAGCGCGACATCTTTACAGCACTTTTCAAAAAGCCCTTCTCGAAAGCCTTTCTTTACGTTTTCTGCAATGGTTACCCATTCCAAATTTTCTGGTGTGTTGTTTGATGGGTTTCCATCAATATGATTTACAGTCAATTCAGGCTTGTAACCATCAACCCAAGCCATTGCGACAAGCCTTGAAACCAACATGGTTTTGTGTGCCCCATTTTTCCAAAGTTCAACTCGTTCATCCATTTTGCCTTTTGAATTTCGGCATCTTCTTTCTGTCTTTGCCTTAATAATTCTTACTTTCCAAACTCTGACTTTATACCTTGCAGAAGACGTTGTTTTGCCCGGCGCACTTCTGATTCTTCCGAGATTCGATGCTTGATAAAGCCCTTCATATCCCGGAATGTCTTTCCAAAGTTCTTCCATCTATTCCTTTCTCGCCTTTTGTCCCGGTAGCGTAACCGTTATTCAAAAGGGAGCGACCCATCGTCCTCGTCAATCACAGAGAAGTCATCTGCGTTGCCCTGAGAGTAGTTCTGCGGTGCATCCTGCGCCCGATCGGTGGGCTTGCTGTCAGACTTGCCACCGCAGAAGTCAACCTTGTTCGCCATGATTTCCGTTGCGGTGCGGTTGTTTCCCTGCTTGTCGGTATACTTCCGGGTCTGGATGCTACCAGTCACCAGAATCAGGCTGCCCTTCTGGAACCACTTGGAAACAAACAGTGCCGTATTACCAAATGCAGTGCAGTTGAAGAAGTCGGTTTCCTTCTGACCGCCGCTCTGACGGTCGCAAGCAATGCTGAACGTGCAAACATCCTTGCCGGACTTCGTGACCTTAGCTTCTGGCGTGTGAACCAGACGACCCTGAATTGCGATAGAGTTGAGCATTGTTTAGCCCTCCTTCGGCTGTTTCTGGGCACAGTCCCAACACAGGACGCGCCCAAATTTCTTTTCAGTAATCCGCTTTATTTCTAGCGGAGTTCTGGTACGGTTGTTGTACCGCGCAGGCTGCAACGGTTTTCCACAGCAAGCACAGGGCGGGATTTCTTCCTGTTGTGCTGGTTCCTGCTCAGGTTTTCTTGCTCCTCTGGCGGTCTGCTTCTGATACTCGTCCGTGTCAGCATCCTTCGTATCGTCAATGCAGAACAGACCGTTCAGAGCGTACTTTCTAGCGTAGCTGCTTGCAGTGCCGGTAATCTGCGAATCGTCCATGCCCTTCTTAAACTCAGGCTCACGAGCGTATGCAGTCACCGTGTAGGTGGCACCATCCTGCGATTCAACCGTTGCAGTGGCTTCGATATAATGCCAGCTATCAACGATAACAGGCTTGTCGGAAAGCCGTAGCACAAGGCTGTGCGCTTTCAAGATGGGCTTGACCGCTTCGAGAATGTCCTCGCACGAGCGGTACTTGTATCCACCGAACTTGTTCATCTGCCCCTTCGGGGCTTTCAGCTCTGATTGAACAGCCATCAGAGCTTCGTGGATTTTGCTGTTGTCCATACGTTTCCTTTCTTCGGCTTCATTAGGCTTCATTGTTCTTTCTTTGGCTTAACACGGCTGTACAAAATCAACCAGCCATCAGTTCTGCCAACTGTGCACGAAGGTCTTTCAGCTCTGCTTCCCTGTCCTCGATTTCAGACTGCAAGTCCTCGATTTCAGCCAGTCGGTCAGCTTCTTTGGCTTCTGCCATCTGCTCGTTGGTCATAAAGTACACGCCGTCCTTCGGTTCTGTCACGCTGCCGAATCTATCTAAGCTCACGCTAATCATTCTTTCTGGGCCGTCCTCTCTGCTTTCTGTGCTCTTGGATTTGAAGAGCCGAGTACCACTGGCTTGTGTCGATTTCAATGGTAGACCACCGGTAATCGCATTCTTTATTCAAGCAGTGCTTTCTACGGATGATACAATCATCCTCGTTCCTGGTGTCTACAGTCGTGACACTTTCCTGTCCGCACATCGGGCATTTCACTGAACATCCCTCCACTCGTTGGTGTGGTGGACGATTCGCTTGATTTTGCGATTTTCGCGTTCAATACGCTCGTTCTCCGCGCTAACGCCGATAATAGCGAGAATCAAAGCGGTAAAAAGCATAGACACGGACAGCAGCGTATATCCAAGCATCCCCCAGCCATTAGAAGCGCCATTGATAGCATTTCCACATCCAAGCGCTGCAACGGCGATGGATATGCTTATAAAGCACAATACAGTGCCTTTAACAGTTTTCATTTCTCTTCACCTCTTTTAAAACAATGTCAAATCCGTTCGTCTTTTTCTCGTTGATGACTATTTTTGCATTCAGCGCCTTTGCGATTTTTAGAAGCGTATCGACACGAACGGAACTTTTCTGCTTCTTTCGCTTGCCCAAGATGCTGTAAATCGTCGGTCTTGATACTCCCGATCTACGGCTAAGGTCGTTGATGTTGAAGTACCTTGCTTTCATTGCATCTTCCAACGTCATGCTTTCTTACCTGTGCCGAAAATCCAGCAGGTGGCCATCAGAGCGCAGATTCCGATAATGTACCAGTCGCTTTAGCGCCGATCAGAATCTTGATATGATGCACCAGCCAGAAGTTTAGCAGGAACGTTGCTAGAACCAATGCCAGGACAATGCCCCAGATCAGGCAATTTCCACGAATGCTTTCATCTTTATCCTTTCTTTGAATGTGTTCCAGCCGGTCTTTCTCCCGGCTGTGCCAGCGGATTTCACGCTGACCGTAGTATTTACCGTTCATCAGGAGCCTTCACCTTTCCCTGTGCAAGTAAAGCACTGTAATGGCCGTAGCTCATTCCGTATCGTTTTGCGGCATCGTTCATCTGGCGCACGGTATACTTTGGAGGTTCGTGCTTTTGAGGTTTCGCACGTTCTGGTTCCTGCACATCCCAAGTGATTTTGAACTCGCCAGATGCTTTTAGCTCATTCAGCTCTTTTTTCTTTTTGGCTTTGTACTTTTTGGTCAAATCCTTGTTTGCATCTGCTGCGCATTCGGGGTGATACTTCTGAGACCAGACCTTTCGGATCATTGGCTTCTTGCACCAAGCACATAAAGCCGGTTCCGGTTCAGGCTTGATTCCTTTCTTTATAAGGGCCTGCCGTTCTCTGCGAACAATGGCTTTACACTCTTCACAGTATTTCTTGCATGGGTTTACGAGGCCAAGAAAGGCACCGCAGCGCTCACAATACTTGTTCTCCACGCCGTTTCTCCTCTTTTAGCCTTTCTTCTCTGTTGTGCCACTCAAAACACTGGTTAATGGATTTCTCCATCCACAACACCTTGTTGGCATCGTTTCTGGATACGCCAGCTGCCATTGCCAGCTTTAGTCTGCGCTTGCGACTTTGCGCTTTACGAAATTTCATCACCAGCACTCACCAGCCTTATCTGTGATGAACTTCGGGACTTCCCGACCTGTGGCAATGCACAGCGCAACTAGCTTTTCGACCCAGATGTCAAACAGGCTTTCTTTTGGCATATAGCACTGGCCAACACAAGGTTCCTTAAAGCTTTTCCAGATCGTCAGGCCGACGGCACCATCCGTGACCGTCCATATCATACTGTAACCTTCATTGCACAGGTTGTACAAAATGTCTCGTGCTCTGCTTTTGGCTTCGTTGATTTCAAAGGCATCCCAGCGATTTTTGCTTTTCTCGTAGGCTTCCACCGCCTTGTTAATGGCGTGGTGCGCTTCGTTCGGGTGTTCAAGGTCTACCTTTAAGGTGATAATCTGTTCCATACCACTTATTCCCCCTTTCTTTCATTCAACAGCTCTTCCAGAGCTTCTTTCACCTTAGCTTCCGCATTTTTAGGCTCACGCTTACCGTTTAGGATTTTTCCCAAGTATTCCGGTGCGCATCCCATTTTTGCAGCAAGCTCTCTGATTTCGATGCTGTTAACGTGAAGTGTTCCCACAACATCGCCTGTCCACTTAGGAAGCAAATTTTTTCTCCTTTCTTGTTCTAGTACTTGAACTTTTTGAAAGAATATGATAATATTATGGTGTCAAGCAAAAACATTATCGAACGTTTTTCTATTTGTTCAAAGTCTTTAATTTGTTCTACCGATTGAACCCGGTAGCCTTATTAAAGCACAAGTAGTAGAACTTTTCAAGTGTTTTTGTTCAAGTGGTAGAACTTTGTCATCTTGTACAAACGCTGGAGGTATGTTTTGTGTTTTTTGACAATTTCGTAAGGCTATGTGAGCAAAAGGGAGTAAAGCCGTCTCGTGCTTTAACTGAAGCTGGCGTTCCGAAATCTGCTTATAGCTATTGGAGAACAGAAGCAAGTGCAGGGAACGATGCAAAGCCGACCAATCAAAATGCCGTTAAGCTGGCACAGTATTTCGATGTTACGGTTGACTACCTTCTTACGGGCAACCAAAAAGAAAACCCGCCCCAGCAGCCGCAAAGTGAAGTTGATGCAGCAGTGGAGCGGATTAGAAGAAAACTTGAGTCCATGCCGAAGGAACAGCGTGAAGCTCTGATGAACCTGATCGAGAAGATGTGAGGTAAGCTTGTGTATTACCTGTTGTGTGGCTGTGCCTTTTGCTTCTGGTTCATGCAGGCATTGTTAAAAGGCAATGACCGCGTGCTATATGGCAATAGCAGAAAATATCGTTACCGTAGAAACCGAAAAAAGAAGTGGTTCTGACCCGGTAAAATAAAAGAACACCTTGTGCCGGGCTGGTATAGCTCTGCGCAAGGGGTTTTCTGTTACTCTAGGTCTAGTGCTTGTTCCGTTGCCGGAATCTTTTCAGGGTGTTCCAGTAGCCATGCAATAAATCGGTCAATCTTAGCTCTTTCCTGTTCACTCATTGTGACATATCCTCCCGATCGGTAAGTACGGACGTTCATTTGATATGATTATACACCTTTTAGTTGTCAAGTCAATGTATTTTTAACAACTTCGTAAAAATCGAACGTTTTCTTCGCATCCATTACTTCACATCAGGGAAGCCAAAAATTGCAATGACAATGATTAAGAGCCACATTAAGTTTAAGTTACCCTTTGCTTTGTAACATTCCGTTGAGCATGGAACGAAAGGGGTTATCCGGTAAATCGTCTAGCACATCTGCTTTGACGAGCGCATTTGTGCTGATGCTGTGTGAAACATTGTTTAGCTGCACAATGGCATCGTCTAAGTCCTTTACGGTCGCTCCACGCCGTTCCATTGACTGAAGAAAAGTTTTCACTTCTTCAAGAACGACAGGGTTCTCGGCTTTATAGAATCCATTCGTAAAGTCCATCTTCTTCTCCTTTCACAGTTCCACAAGCTGTCCGTCAATGCGTTCGATGCTATCTGCCGGGTCACGTCCATCGTCTAAGGCGGCCACGGCACGTTCCAGGATGCCTTTTGCTTCGAGGTAAGCATCTTTATCAGCTTCGTACCCAGAAAGGCTCAGGACAAGCTCTAGCGTCCGTCTGCGGGCGTATGGAATAATCAGAGCATCTACAGTTCGGTTCATTAGCTTTCCTCCCACGGTTCAGGTGTGTGTGGTTGCCCATCGGGAACGCTGGCTGGCATTCCGTCGATGATTGGCATACGTTCATGGTTCCAGATTACAGTTTCTTTCATTTTGCGTTTCCTTTCTCTTTGGGATTTTTTGACAATACTGTTATAACACATCTCGCTGTTTCAATGGAACAGCGACTTTTTTCAATTATTGTTTCACATTTTGAACAATATATCAGTTAAATTTCTTTGCTTTTGTATCGTTTTGTCGAAAGAGGGGTATTTATGGATGATTATAGGGCACGAGTGGCAAAAGCGTTAGAGATGGCAAGAGCAGAATCTAGGCTTAGCCAACAGAAGCTTGCGGACAAAATGGGTGTAGGCCGGACATCCATTTTTCGTTACGAGCAAGGGACAATGACCCCAGATGCTCCTACTATCATAAAGTGGTTCGTGTGCTGCGGTGTTGCGGCCAAGCCGTACATAGACGCCTGTTTGCATCCCGGCTTATTGGAAAGCCTGGCTGGCGATGCCAGCACCGAGAAAAAGAGAGATGCGCTGGTAGAGCATATCAAAGAAGCCCATCCACAGGAAATCGACCTGCTGTGCTATCTGATCTATGGCAATCACGGTTCAGATTACCTTGCCGTTCTGTGCGAAATGGTAGCCAACCTTCACACGACTTTGCGTGATCGTGTGTCCGTCTGCCGCACCGTCACAGGTCATTATGAAATGGCACAGGCAACCAAAACCGACCCAGACCCAGACGGAACACAACCCAATATGCAGATTTTATATCAGGCACAGGACTGTGGGGAAGCTGCGGCCATGAACGAAACGATTCGTATACCATAAACGAAGAAAACATTTTGCGCTGATTGTCGAATTACCGTAGTTTTTGCAGAATATTTTGTACACGTTCATCCACTTTTTGTACACCTATCGGGCAAATTTACCTTGTCAATCCGTCCCCCATAGGCTGTAAATCGACAATATTCGCGCGGGACAAATAACGAATTAGCGTTAATTTGTTGCTTGTGATTGGTCGGCTTGTCAATCCTGTCCCCCATAGACATTGAATTAAAAGTTTTTCATCCACTTTTTGTACACGTTAGGTAATCCTAACCGTTAAGCGTTTCAACCTTTCGGAT